AAAAATGGCTTGTGGGCGCCAGCCAGACCAGAAAGCTGGTCTGGGATCAACATCAAAAAGCGCGTTACGGCTGCGTGGATGGTGTTTACCGGAAAGGCGGACGTGCTTGTGTGGGGTGAGCAATGAAACCAGCAGACATGATTGCAACGCTTGAAATGGTTGGCTGGACCCGGCAAGGCATTTCTAAATACCTCGGTGTTGGCAAGCCTGCGGTCAGCCGTATAGCCACTGATCAATGCGCTAATCCACGCTACAAAACAATGGACGCGCTGCGTGAACTGATCGCGTTACCAACGCCAATTAACAGAGCAAGGGGTGATTAATGACAGACGTTGAGATCCAACGGATGGCTCATAACTTAGGACTTGTTCATCACACCGATCAGGTGAAAGCGCTAGTCAGGCAGATTCTCCGCAAGCACAAACCACTGACGAAAACCGAGAAGATCTACCTCGCCCATCTTACCCAGCCCTACTCGCTCAACGATCTTGCCTCTCACTTTGGCTGCACGACAGAGGGAGCAAGGAAACACCTCAAAGTTCTGATGGCAAGAGGATTGATCGAAAGAGAGTCGCGCTACAAGTGGGCAAACGGCAAGCGAGGCGCGTGGGCGTGGTACTACCAAGCAAAGGACACCATATCGAAATGAATTCAACGCAAGAAGCGATTCTGCAGTTTCTCAAGCAGCGTCGTAACCCCGTCTCTGTCTACGACCTCGCGGCCAAGTTCAACATGTCCACCGACGGCATTCGGATGTCCATGAGGAGGCTTGCCAAAGCCAACCTGGTTCGCCCTGAGAAGCTCTATATCCATCGCCCAGGGTTCAAGAGAGCCGCATGGAAGCTGCACTACAGCGCCGTGAAGCCGAAGACCGAGGAGACGGGACAGTACGACTTTCACAACCCATTTGGACTATGAGCATGAAGGAATACATCAGCGGTGAGAGCGTATGGCGAACGCCCGAAGAATCACCACCGCCGTTAGGCGTGAAGATGCTGCTGTTGAACGCAGGCGGTGTCTGCGTCATCGGGACATGGGGTAACTGGGCCACGGCCTGGGCACCGCTCCCAAAGGTGCCATCGCATATCAAGGAGAAGCTCGCCCCACGACGACACAAGAACGACGAATGGCAGCTGCATGCAGGAGACATGGCATGAGCGCCGAGCAGAAGTTCTGTACCAGCTGTTACTCCCCTCGGGCTGTAGAGGGTGGACGCATGCGCCGCCGCGCTGATGGTAAGACCCGGTTCGTCTGCATGCTGTGCTTGGGAGCCATCAAAGGCGGGAACAACGACCACGCCTGGCTCAAGCGGACCGAGACCCGATCGCACAGGCATTCACCTGGAGTGTGATATGTGTTAGTATGTTATAAAGCATTTCGCTTGGTCGGGAGACTATTGCGTGTCAGAAACGGACTACATCGTACGTCGTGTAGAGCACACTCCGCAGTCGGAGAATGCGTTGCGTTTCATGCAGAAGCGGTGTCTTCCACACGATCAGGTCCTATCGCCGGCCCAAGGCTGGTGGTGGATCGTCTACCACAAGGCAGAGTTAGCAGGTTTCGGTAGTATGATGGTGTCCACCAAGTGGAGTGATTGCGTGTATCTGTCACGGGCTGGGGTTCTCGAAGCACATCGCGGCAAAGGTCTCCAGAAACGCCTAATCAGAGTGCGCTGCAGGTTCGCTCGAGCCATCGGGATGAACTGGGCCATCACGGACACCACCGACAACGTCGTTTCAGCCAATTCACTTATTTCGGAGGGCTTCAAGATGTTCGATCCAACGGAACCCTGGGCGCACAGTACAAGTCTGTACTGGCGCAAGCCTCTTGCCGTACAAGGATCCGGCTAAACGCCGAGCGGCGCAGAAGGTCTACTCTAGGGCCTACTACGAGCGCAACAAGGAACTGCACCGGGCCAGGTCGAGACGTTCGTCCAAGTCAGCAAAAGACAAATGGAACGCCTTCAAGTCCTCGCTTGCATGCCATCACTGCGGCATACAGCACCCCGTGCTCATCGACTTTCATCACATCGACCGTACACCACCCAAGCACGCAGTCAACAAGCTGGTGCAAAGCAAGCGGTTCAAAGCTGCGATGGAAGAAGTCAAGAAGTGCATCCCCTTGTGCGCCAACTGCCACCGCCTTGTACACCACGATGAGCGGCAAGCAGAGAAGGCCTTACGCAAAAGAAAGAAGCCATGAATGAAGATGACATCACCCGCCGACTTGTACGCATCGAGACTAGGTTATCCAAGCTCATGCTGCACTTCGGCCTTGACCCCCTTACAGGAAAACCGGAGCACAAATCCAATGAAAGCAGACGAGATTCAAGTGGGCGGGACCCACTACAAGGACATGGCAGTACAACCCTGGACGGTCATGGAGAGCGTCCTTACCCGTGAAGAGTTCATCGGGTTCTTGAAGGGCAACATAATCAAGTACGCCATGCGCCAAGGCTACAAGGACTCACCGGACGCGGGCAAGCTCAAGCACTACAAGCAGAAGCTCGATGAGATCTTGGGTAGGACATCTTGGTGACCCCTCAGAACACCGGCGCTCGAGCGATCTACAGCAGCAACATCCTTATCTACGCGCTATCCGATGGCTACCTGATGGAGATTGACGCCGGCCCCAACGACTGCAAGGCCGTCTATGGCGAGTCGTTGCAAAGCCTTGTCGAGGAGTTGAAGGCGCACATTGTGGCCACGCGATTGGAGAACCGATGACTAAATCATTTTTCAGATGGCTCAAGAAGAAGATGTTCCAGGCCGAGTTCGAAAATGCACTTGCAACTATTGAACCTGAGAAACAGACGTCGTCCCTCACTACCGACGACCTGACGCAGCACACCCGCTTTGGTGTGATCAAGGCCATGAACGGCATGGCGGTGGCCGTCTCTTCCTACAAGCACAACCCTCACGGGCCTGACTGGACCACCGAGCTCTACCTGGTTCGGGAAGGCGAGAAGCTCTCGGACGCATTTACTACCATCCTAGCAATGAAGGCAATCAGCAAATGAGTAAAGAAGATATTGAACGCGCACTCTATGGATTCGAACACATCGCCGGCTTGATCAAGCTCGGCCTCAGCGACGCGGCCCTGAAGTCCGCGGATCGGCACATTCAACTGCTCAAGCAGATGCTCGAGCAACAGCAGAACGCGCAAACCCAATAGAAGATGTCGCAGGCGTCACTAGGCTGGCAGATCTGAGGGTGCGCTTGCGCCGTATGGGGGTGGGTTTGTGACGACGGGTTGTCCCGCATACGGCTCCTTAAGGCACTACGGGGGAGGTGCAATCTGCTATTCCCCCACGATCAACTAACTAAGGATAACCATGAAACCTGTCTTCCTAGACTTCGAGACTTACTGGGACAACACCCACTCACTGACCAAGATGTCGCCCACCGAGTACGTGACGAGCGACAAGACCGAGATCATCAGCTGCGCAATCAAGGAAGGGATGGCAGGCGAGACCTACGTCGTCTTTGGTGAGAAGGAAATCGGCAAGGCCCTGCGGGCGATCGACTGGACGGATGCGATGTGCATCGGCCACAACATGGCCGGGTTCGACTCGATGATCGTGGCATGGCGCTATGACATCAACCCGAAGATGTGGGGGTGCACCGCAGCGATGGCTCGCTCGGAGTTCTCCAAGACAGAAGCGTTCGTCGGTGGACGGATGCAGACCGGTGTGTCGCTGAAGAAGCTCGCCGCGGAGTTGACCACCCGACGCAAGCTGGACCTGGAGGGCACCAACACCAAGGGCAAGTATCTCAAGGACTTCACGCCCGATGAGATCGAGGCCATGCGGGAGTACAACAAGGTCGATACGGACCTGTGTGCAGAGTTGTTCGGCTTGCTGGTCAAACGTATGCCAAAGAACGAGTTGGTGTTGATTGACATGACGGTACGCATGCTGACCGAGCCGCAGTTCGAGCTCGACTTCAAGTTGGTGAGCGACACCATGGTGCAATGCCAGAACGAGAAGCGCGACATGCTGATCCGATTGGCCAAGCAGCTGGACATGGCAGACCTGGTGGCCGAGAGCCTCGAGAATGGGACCCCCATCGAAACGCTGGTCAAGTCAGAGCTCGCCAGTGCGGCCAAGTTCTCGGCGCTCCTGAACAAGCTGGGCGTGGAAGTTCCTACCAAACCGTCACCCACCAACAGCGAGAAGATGGTGCCGGCGCTGGCCAAGACCGATGAGGCCTTCATCAAACTGCAGGAACACAACAACCCCCTGGTGGCCACCGCAGCGAGAGCTCGGCTGGACGTGAAGTCCACCCTGCTCGAGACCCGCCTTGAGGCGTTCATCCTGGCTGCACGCTCTGTGTCAGGCAAGCTGCCGGTGCCTTTGAAGTACGCCGGTGCCGACACCACCGGGCGCTGGTCGGGTGAGCAGTACAACATGCAGAACCTGCCGCGGATCCCACGCGACAAGGAGGGCAACATCATCCCTCGCCCATCGAACGCCTTGCGTCTGAGCTTGTGTGCGCCTAGGAAGTACAAAGTGATCGTGGCCGACCAGTCGGGTATCGAGTTGCGGGTCAACCACTTCCTCTGGAAGGTGCCGTCCTCGATGGCGTTGTACGCATCGGACGCCAAGGCAGACCTGTATCGAGCCTTTGCTGCAGCACGGTATGGACTTGAGCCGGATCAAGTGTCCAAGGATCAACGACAACTGGCCAAGGTCGCCCAGCTTGGACTGGGCTTCGGAGCCGGTGCACCGACCTTCCGCAAAGTTGCTAAATTGATGGGCGGGCTGGACTTGTCCGAGGAAGAATCTCTAGACATAGTTAATACTTGGCGCGAGGAGTACAAGGAAATTGTTAACGGCTGGCAGGGCTTTCAGGAGTCCCTACCCAGCATCCTTCAGGGGGTCCACCGCGAGATCGATCCGTGGGGAATGTGCATCGTTGAGAAGAACGCCGTGCGCCTCCCATCAGGCCGCAAGATCCACTACCCCAACCTTGGACGGGCTCGCGAAAATGGCAAGACCGAATGGTGGTACGGCTGCGGCAGGACCAAGGCACGCATCTACGCCGGGAAGGGTGTGGAGAACTTGGTGCAGGCCTTGGCCAGGGACATCATCGCCGATAACGCCTTAAAATTCAGACGCTTAACGGGACTCTCGCCAGCACTCACGGTGCATGACGAACTGGTTTACGTGGTCCCCGAGAAGGAAGCCGAAGGCCTGTTGGCCGAGCTCCAAACCATCATGCGATCACCTGTTGACTGGTGGCCCGAATTGGTGACCTGGAGCGACGGAGACATGGCGGACCGTTACGGCGAAGCTAAATGACGCTATAAACACTTGAACGTTGGTATCACATGATGTAGGCTGTTGCTACCTTAGTGTGATTGTGAAGGCCTACACATGGTCGCGTACGACCTGGCACGTGCAAGGCTGGCCGTGCAGTTTTTGGTAGACAGTTCCTATTTTTCTCACCACATCAAGAAGCTGCGCTCTACGGTCAGCAAGCCGCGGTCCATGCCCTTTAAGGACGATGCGGAGGTGCTTAACGAGTTGCTCGTGATCGGTCGCCAGAATCTTCAGGCGATGGAGAACCTCATCCAAGTCGCGGAGATCAAGCGAGACGATCGCAACGCCTACCAACGCCAGTACATGGCCGCTAAGAGGCAGCGCGACAAGAAGGTGATCGAGCTCGAGGAAGTGATGACGGGTAAGAAGCTCTCGCTCGATGAGCGGCGCAAGGTGCTGTTGCGTCAGTACACTGTGTGGAATAAGGAGCGAGTCGAGTTTCTAGAGAAACAGGGTGAGCTCAGTTGGCTCGAGCGCAACGACAAGCTCAAGGACTTCTGGCATCGCAAAGAACGCGAGATCGATGCGCTGCTGGCCGAGGCGAAACTGCAGGGCGGCATCAAGCGCAAGTACGTCGTCAAGGTGGAAAACAAGCCCAAGAGCGGCTTCGGAGAGAAGCTCGCCCAGGCCATCAAACCTCGTTGACATACACACCGATACCCCTATAATAGTTCCTAACAAAGCGCCCCAGCCACCGAAAGGTGACCTGGGGCTGAACCACATTGGGAGGAACGATGGATCGAAGACCCTGGACGTACAGCCAACTGGACTCGTTCGAGTCCTGCCCACGCAAGTTCTACCACGCCAAGGTCAAGCGTGACTTCCCCGAGCCACCGAGCGTCCACACCGTATGGGGCAACCGAGTTCACGAAGCCTTCGAGGCCACCATCAAGGACGGCGTCCCGCTCCCCGAGGACATGCAGCAGTGGCAGGCGTTGGCGACCAAGCTGCAGAACCTACCTGGCGAGAAATTGACCGAGTACAAGTACGCGATCGACCGTGACTTCAAGCCAACAGACTGGTCCAGTTCCTGGAGTCGAGGAATCGCTGACCTGGTAGTCATTGCGGGCGAGAAGGCCGCTGTTCTGGATTTCAAAACAGGCAAGCGCAAGCCCACCGAACAGCTTGATTTGTATGCGAATTACGTCTTTCACCACCACCCAGAGGTGAACAAGGTCACAACAGGTTTCGTCTGGTTAAGAGATAAGCGCATTGACTGGAAGCCGATTGACAGGTCTTCCATATCGGTGACATGGCAGTCATTATTGCCCCGTGTGGTCAAGCTGGAATCTGCTTACGATCGTGACAGCTGGCCCGCAAGACCTTCCGGTTTGTGCAAAGGTTGGTGCCCGGTAACCACCTGCGAGTTCTATCGGTCCAAGGGGTGAGACGTGGTTCTAACGGAGTATGCGTGGATGAGCAGCCTCGAACTGGTGCACATGGTGCTCCTGAAAGAAGACGCGTCTTCGCTCGAGATCGAACTGGCCCAACGGTTGGCCATAGCACTGCAGGAGGAAGACGATGGCGATGACGCCCGAAGGTCGTGTCAAGGCACAAGTTAGGAAGCTGTTGCAAGAACTAGGGATCTGGTACTACCAGCCCGTACAGAACGGCATGGGTCGGGTGGGTATCCCCGACTTCATCTGCTGCTGGCGAGGGAACTTCATCGCCATCGAGACCAAGGCACCCGGCAAGTGGAAAGACTTGACGGCCAATCAACGCCGAGTGATCGATGAGATCGTGGCCAACGACGGATTCGCTTTGGTCGTGGATGACGTTGACTTCCTTCGTGAGTCGCTCAATGCAATTCAGATCGCAGAGAAACTATCAGGAGAGTAAGATGACGAAGTCAACGCCTCGCAAGCTGGCCTACCAGAAGGCCTACAACGCCCGCCCCGAAGAAGTCGCAAAGCGAGTCGCTAACAACGCCGCACGACGTGCAGCGATCAAAGCCGGCAAAGCCAAGGTCGGAGATGGCAAGGATGTTGCACACAAGCAGTCATTGGAGAATGGCGGCGGGAACGCTCCATCGAACCTCGAGGTCCAGGATCGCGCCAAGAACCGCGGGTGGAGAAAAGGCAGTGGCTCCTACAACCCAGACAAGTAACGCGCATGCTGATTCATAAGGACAAGAAGGCAGTCGTCCTCAAGCTGCGCAATCCCGAGCGCGTCACGACGGTGATCCCGACTGCGGTTGCAGTCAGCGCGCACATGGTGGCCATCCCCCACCGCCCTGATGAGACGAGGGTCCTGAGGAACCTGGGGTTCGAAGTACCCGACCCCATGCCGATGCACTACAGCTTTCCCAAGGTGCGTGGGCAGTACGACCCCTTCATTGCGCAGCGAGATACGGCCAACTTTCTGGTGATGCACTCGAGGGCCTACTGCTTAAACGGCATGGGCACTGGCAAGACGAACTCGGCACTGTGGGCGTATGACTACCTGCGCCGCACCAAGCAGGCCAAGAAGATGTTGGTGATCTGCCCCCTGTCCACGATGGAGCGGACCTGGGGGGACTCGGTGTTCCAGACCTTCCCCCACTTGGACTGTTCAGTCCTGTATGGGACTCGCGAGAGACGGCTCAAGCTCTTGAAGACTGATGTCCACGTCTACGTGATCAACATTGATGGTGTAGGCACGATCCGGGATGAGTTGGCCAAGCGTCCTGACATCGATGTGATCTGTATTGACGAGCTCGCCCTGGCTCGCAACTCCTCGACCGAGCGGTGGAAGAACCTGAACGTCATCTGTAACAAACAGAGCTCGCGCCGCGTATGGGGGATGACCGGATCGCCGACGCCCAACGCACCGACCGACGCCTGGGCACAATGCAAACTGGTGACACCCGACAACCCCGAGGTGCCCCCCTACTTCGGCAAGTTCCGAGACAAGGTCATGCGTCAGCTGACCCAGTTCAAGTGGGTCCCGCGCCCCGAGGCCAATGACATCATCCACAAGATGATGCAGCCGGCGATCCGCTACGCATTGGAAGACTGCGTGGACTTGCCCGAGCAGGTGTTCACCACCTATGACGTCGAGATGACCAAGGAGCAAGCCAAGGCCTACAAGGACATGCTGGACAAGCTCTCCACCGAGTACCAGGGTGGACAGATCCTGGCGGTCAACGAAGCGGTCAAGGCCAACAAGCTCATCCAGATCGCCTGCGGCGTTGCATACGGCATTGCGGGTAACGAAGTGGTGCTGCCCTCCAAGCCACGGCTCGAGGTGCTGCGTGAGTTGATCGAAGAATCAAGTGGCAAGGTGATCGTGTTCGTTCCCTTGACCGCAGCATTGGAGACGGTAGCAGATGATCTACGAAGTCATTACGGCGTTGAGAGCGTGGACATCGTCCACGGTGAGACGTCCAAGACGGAACGCGATCGGATCTTTTCGGCGTTTCAGACGCAGTCTGATCCACGGGTCCTGGTGGCGAACGCCGCCACGATGAGTCACGGGCTGACCCTTACTGCAGCAACAACGATCGTCTGGTATGCGCCCGTGCATTCCAACGAGATCTACGAGCAGGCTAACGCCAGGGTGCGCCGCCCAGGACAGACCAAGACAACGGTGATCGCGCACATCGCCGGCTCCGACATGGAGCGCAGGGTCTACCAGCGGTTGCAGGAGAAGAAGTCCATGCAGGGCGTGCTGCTGGAGATGATGAAGGACAAGATAGATGAGTAAAGAACAAGCAGCCGAGCCCGATCTCTCCATCAACGTGTTCATGAACAAGGAGGGTCACCTGCAGCTGGAAGTCGATAGCGGTACACATACGTTCATCATGCGTTTCGAGGACCTCGAGGACCTGCAGGACTTCCTCGCGGCGATTGGTACCATGGGCGTGTTAGCAGCTTATGGTGTAAATTATGGTACGGCTTGACATGCTAACGGATGTGGTATACTTTCTAACGTAGTACAACAGGAGCTAACAAATGAAACTGTCAGAAGCAGTCGCACTGTACATCAAACTGCGCGACCAGAAGGCCGAATTGAAGGCCCAGTACGAAGCCTCGGTAGCCCCCTTGACCGAGAAGATGGACAAGCTCGAAGCCAAGTTGCTGCAGGCCTTCGACTCAACCGGTGTAGACTCTGTGAAAACCGAGTTTGGCACCGCATACACATCCACCAGGACCACCGCCTCCGTGGCAGATCGGGACGCTTTCATGGACTTCGTGAAGGCCAAAGAGGAATGGTCACTGTTGGAAGTTAGGGCATCCAAGACCGCTGTGGAGCAGTTCGTCGCAGCCAACGATACCCAAGTCCCTCCAGGCGTCAACCTGCGAGTGGAACGTGTAGTCAACGTGCGCCGATCGGCGTAATATCTCTAACCTTTCTGGAGCTAACTGAATGAATATCATTCCGTTCGAAGGCGGTAGCAAGCTGCCCGCGTATCTCAAACAAGTTGATGTTGCAGCACTTAACGCGGATCTCACTGCGCACGCAGGTGGTGGTTTCCCGGTCATGTCCATCAAGGGCAAGGTGTTCGCAGTGGTGCGCGATGGTGAGCGCAAGGTCCTCACCAACCCCAAGGATCCCGACAGCGCGGCGACCGCCATCGAAGCTGTGATCATCAAGGCGAACAAGGGCACCTCCAAGGTGTTCTACCTCAAGGGCTACGACCCGGAGAGCTCGGAGAAACAAAAGCCCGACTGCTACTCCACGACCGGCGTGGAGCCCGCGGCAGACGCCAAGACCCCGCAGTCCAAGAAGTGCGCCACCTGCCCTCACAACCAGTGGGGCTCGAGGATCACCGACAAGGGCACCTCCAAGGGCAAGGCCTGCTCGGACACCGTGCGTCTTGCGATCGCACCGGGTGGACAGATCAACGATCCGATGCTGCTTCGTGTGCCTCCGGCGTCCATCCGCGGCCTGGGCGAGTACGGTCAGATGCTGGCCAAACGAGGCGTGGCGTACAACATGGTGCTCACCCGCATCGGGTTCGACATGGAGGCCGAGAGCCCCAAGCTCACCTTCAAGCCCGTGGGTATCCTGGATGACGCGTCGTTCGAGCAAGTGCGCGAGATGATGGACAGCGACACCGTTCGCGACATCACGGGTGGAAGCCTGAACACCGCCATCGATGCCGTGGCGCAAGCCGACGTTAACGAGTCCACCGCAGCTGCCGAGGCTGCAGAGACCGCAGTGACCAAGGCGAAGACCGCCTCCAAGTCCAAGACCGTGACCACCGACGAAGTCGAGACGGCCGTTGCAGCCGCCGAGAAAGCCGCGCCCAAAGCGGAGAAAGCCAAACCCAAGCCCACGCCGGTGGAAGACCTGGATGTGGACCTGGAAGGCATCGACTTTGACGACTGACCCCTTGGGTGAAAGCGGATGCTGGGGGTAGTACCACCCCGGACGCAGCGAGTAGCCCACGCTCTTTTTGGATAAACGCATGAACATTGAAGCAACTAAAGTCGCAGGGGTGGTCAGAGAAGCGAACGCAGCACTTGAAGGTAAGAACTTCAACATGGGTGAGGTCATCATCGGCCTCGCCGAATTGCTCGGGCGTGTCATTGTCCAGACTGGTAGTACCCAGATTCAGATGGATCAGATGAAGGAGGTGGTCCTAGACCACCTCGACCGGACGATTCGCATCGGGGCTCACGCGACGGAGAAAAGCATCATTGAACGGGGGTAGCCATGACTACTCTCGAGTTCTTTCAACACGTCCTACCGGACGACGGGATCAACTACCTGGTCCTGTTCACCAAGCGGCTCAACGATCGCGGCGAGCCCTTCAAGATCCATAAGTCCTACTCCGACCTGGAGTCGATGGCGTTCGCAGCCATCGAGTTTGATCAAGACCCTGACTACATCGGCGTGTACCACGCCTGTGGTGGCTATCTACGGCCCTACATCGAGCTTGAAGAGACCAACGACTGGGGCAAGCCCAGGCGCAAGTACCGCGTTGAAGAGAACTGGAATCGCGCCAAAGCGTTCTGGGTGGACATTGACTGCGGTCAGGCCAAGCACGACAGCGGCGAAGGCTATCTCGACAAGACCATCGCGTTAACGAAGATCTTCAAGTTCAGCGACATCATCGGTTGGCCACGCCCCACCGTGGTGGACTCAGGCAATGGACTGCACTGCTACTGGCCGTTGAATAGGACGATCAGCGCAGCCTCTTGGAGGAAGGTCGCAGTTCTGCTCAAGGCCTCTCTTGCCCACGCAGGCGTGTTAGCCGATCCGACACGGACAGCAGACTTCGCATCGATCCTCAGGACCCCAGGCACCCACAACCGCAAGAACGATCAGGAAAAAGCCGTCAAGCTGCGGCGCGAAGGTCAAGTCTCTGAACCGAAGGTGTTAGCAGATGCGCTTACGCAGTACGCCAAAGACAACCATGTCAAGGCGGTAAGAGAGTCTCCCAAGCGGAGCGCACCTGCAAACGCCGATCTCAACTCAGACCTGACCGCCCATCTCGCAAACTTCCCAGAGATTGAATCCTCAGGGGACACTGCAGCCTCCAAATGCGCCCAGATCGCAGCGATGCGAGACACCCAGGGTGATGTGAGTTATGAGCACTGGAGAGGCGTGATCGGGCTGCTAACGCACTGTATCGATGGCGAAGAGCTCGCAGAGACATGGTCCGTTGAACGAGAGGCCACTGGGCACTCTCAACTCGACTGGCGTACGCGCTACGACACATGGACATCAGGCCCGACCACCTGTGACTTCTTCGAGAAGATCAACCCCGCTGGGTGCGAAGGCTGTGAGTTCAAAGGCAAGATCCGCTCGCCGATCGTTCTAGGTCGGGTCATTCCCATCGCCGTCGAACCCAAGGTTGAAGTGCAGTTCGATGATGGGAAGCTCGAGGAAGTCGTTGCACCGGCTCTCCCCAACGGATACCAGTGGTCGAACGGGCTGCTTGCACGCTTGATGACGGACAAGGATGGAGTGATTCACGCCCTGACCTTCTCGTCCATTCTCTTTTACCCCATCTCGAGGATTCGTTCCGAGGACGGCACGTATCGCATTGGCATTCGCATGCACTTGCCCAACAAGAAGGTGCGTGACTTCGAGATGAGCTCGGAGGCCATGGCCTCTCAGACCGACATGCTGCGCTCGCTCGCCAAGTACGAACTGCGTCAATCGAACCACAAAGACTCGGGACTGCACATGGCTGCTTACCTTAGAGACCAACTCGATGCGCTGATGCGCAACGTCGAAGAAGTCAACACACTGACCACCTTCGGGTGGAAGAACAACGAAGAGTCGTTCCTGCTCGGTGACCGTCTGATCCACAAGGACGGATCGGTGCGTCGGGTACTCGTAGGGGGCGGTGCATCGAAGTTCTCTCCAGCGTTCGCTTACACCTCCGGGTCCGTGACCCAGTATGCCGAGGCGCTCAACTTTCTATACAACCGTCCGGGTGTCGAGCATTTCCAGTACGCGATCTGCTCGGGCTGGGGCTCGGTGCTCACGCCGTTCTCGGGTGAGGAGTTGTTCAACGGCCTGCTCGTTGCACTGCGCGGTGGGGACAGCGGCAAGGGTAAGACCACCGCCTGCTTCGCATCGATGTACGCCTTCGGTGATGCCAAGGAGATGACGCGTCACTCCAAGGACGGGTTCACCTACAACGCGCTGTGGTCGTTTCTCGGCACCTTCAACAACGTGCCGGTGCTGCTCGATGAGTTGACCAACATGGACCCCGAGATGTTCTCGGACCTGGCCTACGGTGTCTCCAACGGTCAGGGCAAGCTGCGCATGACTTCCAAGGGTGGCTCGGTGCAGTTCGCCGATACGATCACCTGGCAGTTCTCACCGTTCATCACGGGCAACAAAGACTTCCACGGGCTGCTTGCATCCACACAAGCGAACTCACAAGCCGAGGCAGTACGTCTTATTCAGATCAACGTGGATAGCTACCCGCGCATCAAGCTCCACGACGATGATGGCCAAGAGGCCGAGCTCGTACGCCAGTGCGTGGACACCATGAAGGCCAACCGCGGTGCGGCCGGTGAAGCGATGATCCAGTATGTCGCGCAGCACAGCCGAAGCCTGATGACGGAGTTGCGCACGGTGGGCAACGACTTGGCCACCCATCTACCGGGGCCGAAGTATCGGTTCTATCGGGCACATGCAGCCTGCACCCTGGTCATCGCTCGCGTGGCGAAGGATCTCGGGATCATCGAGTTCGATCTGCAGCGCCTTGAAGCGTTCACCATCACCTTGCTGCAGCAGCTGGCCGAGCAGGTCACGACGATGAACACCGTGACGATGGAGGAAGCCTTCAACCGCATGATGGCCGATCTCACCCCACGCATCCTGGTGACCGACACCTATCGCGACAAGCGCAGCAAGCGAGGCCCGGAGAGCCCACGCAACCGTGTCAACGGTGCGATCGCAGGACGTTACGTGTTGGGTAGACCCGACGAACCGGAGCACGCTGGCCACATCATGCTCAACCAACGCGACGTGCGGGACTGGTGTACGAAGAACCGGGTGGACTATGAAGCGCTGTTGAACCAACTGAGCGCTGATGGCGCACTGGTGAACCGCAGCGAAAAGCTGACATTGACCCGCGGGACCGATGTACCGTCCATCCAGGCACGTTGTATCGTGGTAGACGCTTACAAGATCGACAAGGACCACCTAACCATCGTGCCAAACCCTGCTGTAGTTACTGACATCAAAGCGGTCGGCGGTGTATCATGATGATTCAAGTGCCATTTGTTAGTCTCCTTGTGATTACCCCGGCGCAACGCCGGGGACTTTTTCCTAACTGACCATGAAACTAACACTCGACGCCAAAGGTCTTGCCGAAGCACTGAGCCTTCCTGTACGGACCGTACAGCAGTACGCATCACGGTTTCCCGAGAAGCTGCCCCCTCGACTCAATCTACCCAGTCGGAAACTGATGTGGGCTGTTGAGGATGTAGAGGCTTGGGTGCAGCAGCACCGTCCAACTTCCCAGCCAACTCCGCAGCAGTAGGGTTGTAGTAGACCATCAACGATCGCAGGTCGCGATGGCCGATCACGCGGGCAAGCTCCATGACAGTCAGAAACCTGGCAAGCCTCGTGCAAGCCTCGTGACGGCTGTCGTGGAAGTGCAGGTCGGCAAAGCCCAGCGCCTTGGTCGCTTCTCGGAACTCGGTCCCGAACGAATCCTTGTTGACCGGGAACACCCGGTCTGCCCGCCTGGGCAACTTCTCCAACAACTGAAGCGCTCGCACCGTCAGCAGCGCATGCCTCGAATCCCCGTTCTTTGACTTGGCCACCAGGACCCAGCGCTCCTCGGTGTTGATGTGCTCCCACTCGATGGCCGTGATCTCGCCCAGCCGCATGCCGGTCTCGCAGGCGAACTCGAACATCCACGGAATGTAGGAACGCAACGTCGTTGCGGTATGGCCGAAGCGATCCCACAGCGCATCGATCTCGGAGGGCTTGACCCGGCGGTTGCGGGGTTTGTCCTTGGGTGGAAGCTCGACGCCCCGCATGGGGTTTGATCCGAGTTTGATCCTCCATCGCTTCATGGCATGTGTCATCAAACTCGAGACGATCGCGGCTTCGCGCCTGACGGTGTTGGGCTTGACTTCCCTGCGGCGCTTGTCGATCCAAGCAGCCATCGCGTCCTGACAGTCCGTCAGTGACCAGTCCACCCACTTCTCATCCCGCAGCAACGACTTCAGTCGGTTGCTCACCCACCGATCGCACTCCTCTTCCTCGAGGTAGCGCTGGGCAACGTCCCTGAACGTGAGCTTGGTTGGGTTGGTGTAGTCACCCTGAATCATGGCGGCTTCGGTCGTGGTCGCCCACTGCTTTGCCCTTGTCTTGCTGGCAAACGTCTTAGAGACAGTGGGATGACCCTTCAACCGGATGATTGCGCGAATCCGGCCATCGCGTTCTTGGTACGTCGGCATGGGGGCATTCTGTACCAATGCTGTAACTGAACGCCAGGAAACCCGCATGAATCCTGGAATCCTGCCCCCATCTCATCAGCACCATTTTTACAACACTGCGTTAGATTCTGATGTAAATTCAATCACTTACAGCGCAGTGCATGGTACACCGATAGCGTTGTTTTTCAGCAATTGTGTACCAAATTCGTACCTAAGTTTCAGCACTTCCACGCCCGAAGGCTCTTGTTGATGCGGCTGTTGGGATCGTTGGCGGTCTTGGCTGAAGTCAGCTTCTTACGCATCCCTTCCATCCTGGCGCAAAACGAATCGCGCCGGGACCCACCCTCAGGCTGGGGTGGCTTCAAATTCCCACCGGTTGCCTTGTTGTAGGACGCACGCCCCTTGGCGTTCAGTCCACCATTCTTGTTCTGTCCCTCTTTACGCTGCCAGGCTGGTGTCTTGGCCATGATCAATCCTCACTTTCATCGTCTTCAACCAGGTTCTCAACGAACCTGCGGCTGTTTTTGTCAAACTGAATCCCGCCGATCGTGTTGCGCTCCCGACCGCTTTGCTCTTTCGAGGCATTGAGCAATCCAGACATCGGCTGGCGGGAGAACCCGAGCTCCATGCGTCTGTCCTGAAGCTGCATCCAGGCTTCGCGGGCTTCGCCCATCGCTTCGCCATCGCCCTCTTTGCGGGCCTTGAGGAAGTCGTTCTTGATCCGGGTGGCCGCGTTGCGCAGCCCTTCCTCGGTGTCCAACTTGTACTTGCTGAGCAACGTGCGCTCGGTGGTGCTGGACAGTGGAATGCCCAAGGCTTGAGCAAACCCGCTTAGCGCCCCAACCTCTTCTGCCGAAACAAGCACGTCGCCGTTGCGCCGGGTCACCCCGTCGGTGGCCGTGCGGTAGCCCTTCATGGCGTTGGAGATACCGGTGGGCAGCAGCTGCTCGAGACCCTTGTAGTAGTCGCCCTTGGAGATCAGACCCAAGCCATCGGCTGCACGGATGACCAAGCCACCGAACGGACCACCCAGCAGGTTCGCCATCGCCGACTCCACACCGGAGCGAGCGGACAGATCGAGGTCGTTGAACGGCAGGATCGCCAGCAGGTTGCCCATACCAACCTTGCCAGACAGGTCAACCCCAGCCACGGTGGGCGCTCCGCGCAGGATCAGGCTCGCGACATCGTTGTCTCCAATCACCTCCCGCAGCGCCACCTCCAGATCGAACGGCTCATCGTCATCGCCCAACACCTTGCCCAGCAGCCAGGAGATCGTTGCGAACCCTGGTAGACCGACGGCACCGGCCATCACTGCGGTGTGGCCAAGGATGAATGCGAGCGCCTTGCCTGCTGCAGCCCGCTCCTTGGGATCCTTCAGGTCCTTGATCAACTTGGCCATCAGGGTCAGCTGAATCAGCTGGAACTTGCGGAACTGCAACATCACCCGTCCGAGGTTCGTGTTGAACGCTCTGGGTGCATTGATGCGGGTGTAATCGCCGTGCGTCTGGGCCAGAACCGAGTCCGCGTATTCGAGCGCCGAGGCCGCAGTGGCTCCGGGCTTCTTCATCTCCATGCGGTAGGCAGCGATCGCGGTGGACAACCGGTTGACGGCTTCCATCTTCTGCGACAAGTCGGAGAGGTAACGATCGACCTTGTTCCAACCCCGGCGCAGTGCGCTGCCCTCTTCCAACTGGATCTTGCCCAGTTCCGTGTTGATGCCGATGTCGATACGCCCGCGGTCCACCAACTCCGAGATCGCTGCGCGAACGTCTGCCGGGGCGGCAGCGAAGTTGAACTGCTCGCCCAACTTCAGGTTCTTGAACATCGGACCCAGGTCCGTGTACGCCTTGATGAGCTCGGAGGCCGACGCCGCGTATGAGTGCCGCTTGGTCATGAACGGCAACGACATCATGAAAGGCTGGGTCAAGTTCTGCAGGTAGTACATCGGGCTGGTCGCAAGGAACCAGATCGACGTGAGTCGAGTGACCCGATCGGTAAATGGGGAGTAGTCGTACTTCAGCGAGGCAAAGTGCCGCGCCATGATTTCGTTGAAGGTCTCCGACTTGGCCAGCTGATTGCCACCTGCCTTGACCTGCTTGCGCATCTCGTTGATGGCCTTGAAGGACGCATCGCTGTACTTGGCCGACGCAAGGAACATCGCATCGGCGCGCCCCTGGGTGGCAAACGAACGCAGCATGTCCAACTCACCGGAGACCCCACGGCGGCGCATCTCGGCCTTTCGCGCGGACGACTCGGCCAACGACGACAGATAGAGCTCGGTGATGATGCCCTGCATGCGGTTGACCGCAGCCTTTTGCTTGGGGTCGGTGGTGTTGGCCAGATCGGATTCCACCGCTGCACGAAGTTTCGTGAAGGCGTCCAACGTGCCGTTGTACATCTCGCCTTGGGCTTTCTCTTTCTCCCGCACGATCACTTCTGCAAACGAGCCTTGGGCTTCTAGCTCACGCTGCATCTCACGCGCTGCGGCAGGAGACTCCGCAAAGTTGACGTGGTAGTCATCGGGGCTCGACTCGAGCTTGGTCTTCTCCGCAGGGGTTGCCGCCATGTACTTCGCCGAACGGGCGATGACGACGTAGTCCCCGAAGCGCTTCATGGGCGCGTAGGGCTTGAACTCGGTGAGCTTGAGCAGCGACTGGAACTTCTTGACCTGCTGGTTCTTCGCGTTGGTGAGCTTGGTGACTTTCGCGGTCTCACCTGCTGCTTGGGCATCCTTGATGGCCTGGTCGTACTCGCCGTTGATCGCGTCCTGCACGGTGCGCTTCTTCTCGGCCAATACATCGTCGCCATGCTTGAAGACGGCACGAACCAGAGCCTGGGATTCTTTCGACAGTCCATCGAAGCGGCGCTGCATGGCAGCGTCCATCGGAGGCTTCTTCTGCCTCCAGTCAGGCTCGAACCCCCACTTGCCTTCGCGGGTGGCGTCGTAGATGAACTTGTTGACTGACGATGGGCCGGTGCCACGCTCTTGCTCGGGCACCTTGTTGTACAGCTGTGCGACGCGTTCCACGTCGCGCTCGAGCCTGCCTTGCAGCGAAGCGCGTTGGCGGTAGATGGTCTGCAGTTGGCCCGCCGCGGTGATGCCCAGCGACTTGGCCCGGTTGATCAGGTCTTCGGTAAACGTGAAGTTGTTGAGGACGTAGCGCCCTGCATCCTGCAGGCGCTCGACGGTGTTGCGAACCGGCTCTTGGAACTGCGGTGGAAGCCCACCTAGCCTTTGAGATCCTGTTTGGGCTTGGCGGCTTGCAAGTCGGTTTTGTCCAACATTTCCGCTACGCGCGCCTGACGCTCCGCTACGCCGGGAGGTGTCACGAGCTTGGAAAGTACGGGTTCTTTCTTCAGCAACTTCTGTCGTCTTTTCTCGAATCGGTCCTGCAGACTGGACATGTTGCATCACCTCCTGCATGTAATTGTACGCGACGGGTGCGACTTGCTTCAGCAGCGCACGGCCTTTGGGGTTAGCGTAAAGCGCAAACAGCTGCCCGAACATCTCGATACGCAACAGCACGGGCTGGTCCAAGAATTCAGGGTAGGCCTTGGTATCGAACGGGTAGGCGAAATGCTCCCGGAAGATGTCATTAGACTTGTAGAGCGAGAGCAGTTCTCGAGACACTGCACCGGTGCCGATGATGCGTTTGTTGTCGATCGCCACGCCCATTTCGGGCTGGTCGGAATAGATCCCACCGTGCAGGCCCATGTCCACTGCGTGGCCAACTTCGTGCGTCATCACAAGGGCTGTACCCGCTGCCGAGGACACCTTGGCCAGGTTCACACGAATTAGATAACCGCCCTGCCCATCCGGGACGATCTCGCCCTCGACCTCATCAGGATCGAAGTCTTCATAGAACTCGTACTCGCTGACGAAGTCAGCAGGCCTGTCGATACCGATGGCACGCAGTTGTTGCTCAGCCAGTTCCGCACCGCGGAGCATGGCCAGTTCGCGTTCCTTGAAGGACTTGGGTGCAACCTTCTTACCTTTCTTGGCCAAGCCCCGATCGAGACGATCCACGAACGACGCGATGTCGCTCAGCTTCCAATTGCCCTCACCAAAGTCTGCAAAGGCTTGCTGCTGCGCATCGGTCAGGCTGTCCCAGGGTGGGGCTCCATCGATGTCTTGGATCGCGTTGTCCCAGGCTTCGCCTGCACGCTCGACGGACGTGGCCGATTCGCTGGCCTTGGCTTTTTTCTTCTTTTTGCTCTGGAGGAAAGTTTCGTACTTTTTCATCGCCGAGGCGACTTTGCCTTCCAGCGAGTTGATCTGTGCTTCGATGGCCTCTGCAGCTTCGTCCTGACCTTGATCACGCAGTTCTTCAGCGGTCTGGCGCAGTTCGTCTTGTTTCTCTAGCAGCGACTGGACTTCGTTGGCGATGGCCTCATCCTTGGCGTTGGCGGTGTCGCCTGCGCCCTTACCACCCTGCTTCCAGGTCTCCGACTTGTCGTCACCACCCAGACCGGAGGTTTCACCCTCCTCCGAGGAAATGCCCGCGGCCTCGAGCGCCTGCGACTTCGCAGCACGATCGGCTTGGTCTTGCATGGCTTCCTGGCGGTCGGCTTGCTCAGGCGTCAGTTCTGCCTTGGGGGCGGACTTGGTGTTGTTGCCCACGCCGAGGATTTCGCGCACCTGCTGAGGCGTGTAGCCGAGCTTTTCTCCGGCAGCGACCAGGTTGGTCGTGTTGCCGAGCTTGGCCACCATCTTGGGACCGATGCCGTACTTCGCACCGATCGCCTCAGCGATCTTCGCCTTGGACCCCTTGGGTGCATTGGCCATCGAGGTGACGTAGGCCTGCGCGATCTCTGCGTCGCGCTGCGGGTTAGCCGAGCCTTGGAACGCCACTTGGAAAATCTGGTTAGCGGCTTCCTTGGGGTCAACGTCGGGGGCGTCCTGACGGGCTCCGGCTTCCTCTTCCTGCTGGGCTTGTGCCAACGCACCTTGCCCGGTGGCCTCTGCAATATCTGCGAGATCTTGTTCAGCTAAGGGTGCAGCGGCCTGTGGTGTTTCCACAACTGGCTCAGTTTGTTCAGCCGGTTCTTCTGCGACGAACGCTTGGGCCGGAGCGGTCGGAGTGACCACCCGTTTCTGTTTGCGCTGGACGACAGGTTCTGCAGGCGGCGTCGTTACGACGGGCGCTTCGGGGGCGGCTCCTGCGGGGTCACCAAGGACTTCGGCAGGGGGTTGAATTGCGGCCTGCTGGGCAGCTGCTTCTGCAGCTGTGACTCTTCGAACTTTCGGTTTTTCTTCTTGAGCTTGGACGGCTTGAGGGGCTTGATTGACATCGGTAGGCGCGGGCGTAGGTGCAACTGGCGCAGTGGGCGCAGCAGCTGCGGGTTGAGGATTCTTCTTGGCTTCGATGATCGCGTCGGCGAGCAAGGTAGCCGCGCGCTTGTATTTGTTCTGGGCCATCGCGGTGGTGACACCGGTCAGCTGCTCGGGCGCAAGCCCGCTCGCATCGATCTCTTCGAGGAGATCCATGGCCTTCTTGGTGGGGCGAACCCCCATGTCGATCAGGCGTTGCTGCTGCTCCGAGAAGACGTTGGATACTCGAGCCGGTGACTGAGTAATCTCCGAAGCAGTTTGTGCTTGCGCTGCCGCTGTTTGTTCTGCAGCGATCTCTTCTTGCGTGGGCGGCGTGGGGTTAGCGGTTCCCAGAAGATCCACCGGCTTGGAGCGACGCCATCCGCCCAGCCCTGCACCACCAATACCCCCGAGCAACCCACCGCCGATGGCCGACTCGAGAAAGCGTTCCGCGGAGCGCTCGTTGAAGAACGTCTCGTTGGGATCGACCTGCATGCGGCCGACTTGATTCAGACCTTCCTGTGCAGTCTCGGTGACGGCTTCCGTGAGGCCCGTGCGAAGACCTGTTGCACCCATGCGGGCGAGTCCACCCTTGATGCCGGAGATGTTGTCCAGCGCTTCGATACCCGAGCGGAAACCCGAACGACGGGCCAGCGCCCCTTCGAGGCCAAACGCGTTGAGTGCTGCGTAGGGAATACCGAGTGCAGCTGCGCTGCCCAGGTCCATCGTGTCTGCTTGATCCCGCTGACTGCTCAGGACATCGCCCACGGCCGATGGGTAAGACGCACCGACTGCACCTGCAGTGGCACCACGATTGAGAGCGGTTCTTGCACGGTTAGCGGCTGCAACATCACCCGCAGCTTCGGCACCTCTTAACGCTGCCTTGGTACCCATCATCACGCCACGGCCGATCACGCCGCCGCCGAGCGCCTCACCCAGATAGGGAAGCGACTGGATACCTAGACCGACTGCGTAGTCCCCGAAGTCCGAAGCACTGTTGACATCTGCGAACCGATCGACTGCGCCCATCTCCTTGGCGCGTTGGGACTGCACGGCTGCTTCGAACTCGTTGGCGCGACGACGCCGACCCATGGCCTCCTGAACACCGGTGAACCCAGCCTTCTCAGCAATCGCCTCTCCAAGACCGTAGAGGTTGGCCTGGTAGCTGTCGATGGACGACGACAGGCGCTTGGAGTTCTTGCCCCCATCACCCGCATACATACCGAGTTGAATACCGACTTCGGCGGGATCGATGTTGACCTTCTTCGCATACGCGGTGACCAGGTCTTCATCACTGACATCTTTCCAATCGGGACCTGCGAACTTGCGTAGGTCTTGGAGCGTCCGAATCATCGCTTACCTCCCTGGAGGTTTACCGAGCCCACCTTCGGGTAGAGGCAGTCCTGCTGAAACGCCACCGACGGCACTTCGGGCCTCGATGATCCTGACGATGTCTTCGAACGGCAGATCTGCAATTCGAGGTGTCTTGCCTGTCTTGCGATCGGGTGGATAACCCGATGCAGGTTGATGTCCGAACGTCTCCACAAACTTCTGAACCTCGTTCATGCCGATGGGCTTGGGAGGCTTCGTTTGCTGTGGACGAATGCCCGTTGTCTTGGGGAACATCCCTGAGTAGCCCTCTGGAACCGGCTGCTCGACCAACCGCCCACCGTTGATGCCAAGCACGCGCCTACCGTCATCGGACAGGCCGATCGGATTGAAGCGCTCTGCAGGCTGGTGGCTGCGTGGATTGAAGAACCCTGCCTTGGTCTTCGCATTGAGCTCTTCGCGATCGAGCGAGATCTTGTCGCTGTAGTATTTGCCGATGTTGTCGATCTCTTTGCCCTTGAGTACGTTGGCTTCGCGAGCAATACCAACCCTGTCGTCGCCCTGGCGGACCTGTTCGAACTGAGCCCACAACGCAGGGTTGCCGAACTTCATGGCCATGTTGACCGCCTGGCCAACCGACTCCTTGGTCAACGGCTGGGGTGCAACTTCGTACTTGCCCGATGGACCTGCAACACCCCACTGCCCGTTCTCGACCACCACGCGGCGACCATCAGGAAAGAGGTCATACCCACCCTGCAGCAGGCGCATCGCACCTTCGAGGTTGCCGGTGTTGTACATGAACGCAGCGTTGCGCGAGATCTCACTGAGCCGTGCGGCCCGGTCCTGGATGTCTTCACGCGATAGGCGGCGAGTGCGGTCTTCGATGGCGTCTGCCATCTGTCCATACTGGTCGGCGTCCTTCACACGTCCATAACGCTGATAGAGCGCCTGGATGTCGCGAGCCCGTTGCTGCGGGGTGTAATCGACTTCGCGTGTGGTGGCCGTGCTTGCAGTGCCGTACTCCGGGGTGTCGTCCACCCGCTCGGTGTATTTGCCCGGTGCGCGGATACCCTTGAGCCCCTCTTGGATCGCATCGTCGTCGGCCTGCTGCTTGAGCATGCGGGCACGTTGTTGCTTGAGGAACTTCTGCTCTTCTTGCCGTTCAAGATCTTGGATGCCCGCACTGATACCGCTACCAGCCGCACCCAAAGCACCCAAGAAATTCATGGCTTACTCCTTAAACCTCGATCTGCACGTCATCGACGGACACCGTGTCCTCGACTTTCTTGCGCCCCTTCTTGGGCGCGGGGGCTTCTACATCCGAAGCCGAGACGATGGTGTTGTCCAGATCCAGACCCTCTGCGGTCAGGAACGGTTGGCCATCATCACCAACTGTCGTTAGGAACACCTTCTTGCCACCATACAAACCGATGACACGTCCACCGACCAACTCACCATTTACTTTTACTGCAAATGCACCGACATCTAAAGTCATTTAGTTTCTCCCGATACCCAACTGCTTCTCGAAATCCAGGCCTTCTTGGCGCATCTTCTCGAGTTTTGCTAGGCCGTACTTCTTAACCGTGCCAACAGGCAGCACGAACTCTCCATCGGATAGCAGGGCTGGAACCATGTCATCCTTTGGGCCACCGGGACCATCGACTTTGCCACCCTGAGCACCGTTGGAGCCTGGAGTGACTTCGCCGCCGTCCGCGAACAGACCGAGTGCCGAGCCAAGCATCATGGCTGCACCCACGTAAGGCATCGCGGCACCGAGTGTCGCGCCCATACCCAAACCACTTGCAGCAGCGCCCAGGCCTGCTGCCTCCGTACCCGCAGCTGCAAGACCCGCAGCCTCTGCACCAGCCGCCGCAGCGCCCGATGCTTCAAGACCTCCGAGTGCCGCATTGACCTGGTTGGCCGCAGTCGTGTAAGCCTCGATACCGGGACCCACTGCACCGGGGTTGGCGATGCCTTTACCCATGGCGGCGACGTAAGGCGATCCAGCCATGTTGCCCGCGGTCTCCACCATCGAGCCTGCGATGCCGGGTTTCATCAGAGCGGGGGCCGCAGCACCTGCGACTTGTGCACCTGCAGACGCGCCGGGAGGCGCAGACGGAGGCGGCGGTGGTGCAGCCACATTCTTCATCGCACCGATGATCCCGCCCTGGGCACGGCGAACGACGTAGCCGCCCTTCTCATAACGCTGGGGTTCGACCAGTCCACCATCAGCGAACCAGCCTTGACCCTGACCGAAGCCATAGAGGTTGATACCACCGCGCACGGCGTTGCCGAGTGCCGCATTGTTGTTGGCCTGGTTTTGCATCGCGAGGTTGCCCATCGCCGATGCGGTGCTGCCTGCAGCGTTGGCCGCTGCTGTCGCTTGGGTGGGCGTTCCTGCGACCATGCCGGTCGCATCCATCATGCGAGCGAACCCCATCCTATCCACGTTGTCTCGGGCACCGGTACGACCTGCAGCATCGGCTGCAGCACCGGCGATCGAATTGCGACGCAGCGCCATGGTCATGTCGGCGGGGTTGACCCCCATCGAGCTCATCTGGTCCACCATCATCTGGTTGGACAGACCCAGGGATGCCGCAGCATCTGCGCCTGCCGTCGCGGCAGCGCGTTCCCGATTGGCCTGGGAGCCGTAATCGTTGGCCTCACCCACCAAACGCCTGAACTGGGGAAAGACCAGTTCGTTAGACAACCCCATCAGCTGCTGGGCCTGATCGGCCTGCATGCCATAGAGTCGGTCTAGATTTGCGTAGTAACTGTTTCCGCCGCTTCGGCCGCCCATAATTTCTTCTCCAGCACTGCGTACACTCGCTTGGCTTCGGGCATCAAGCTGCCCATGTAACGCTCCATTACCGGCCGGACCGCGAACTGAATCGCCGTCGCACCCAGCAGTGAAGCAACCTCTTCCACGCCATCCCAAAAGCAACGAACCGCGACATTGAGTTCACGACCACCGAGCGCGATGACGTAAAGCACCGTCTTACGCGGGTACCTTGCAATCTCAGCCACAGCTGCCAATACCAGATCATCATCTCGGAACATCCCCAGCACGATCGCTTCGCGTGCCGCCACCAACTCCCGCAGATCCTCCACCTTGAACTCATCGTTGGAGTACACCACCGAGCGCCCCAGCAACTTCTCGAGCACAGGCCACCTAGCCTCCACTTGGTTGGGAGTCAATACGGTTAGCATGTACTCACTCATCTCTCAATGTTAGCAGGTTCTATGAGACAATGGCTAGTTTGGCTGCAGTCTGGGCCTGAATTGACGACCCCGCGAACACTTCTCGCACCACCCCAGGGTGATTCGTCAGCCCATCGATCACGACGACCCCCGAAATCACGACCAGCATGCCGACAGCGGCTTGTGGATAACTTTGCCCAGCAGTCAGGTCTACGGTGGCCACCGTCATGGCTCCAGCAGCTGATACGCACAGACGCGTTGCCGTTTCACTCAGCACCCGCTCGATGGTCACTTCGTTGGCCGGGAAAGATGCAATCGTGAGATCCCGGTTGGTCTGCCCTGCCTCGAGCACCTGGGTGAAGTTAACCGCGGGGATCGCGAACTCGAACTGCCCTGAGACGTAGAGGTTGAGCGTGGCCTGTGACTGCGGCGTCACGTTGCCGGTGAATCGCTTGCGGTGTTCGTCGCCTTGCTTCTGGCGGGACTCGTAGACGGTGAAGCGGCCCACGGTGTACTTCTTGAAGTGGTACATCAGATCGCCCCCACGTCAAAGATTTCGTCATCGGACTGCGGCGGTTTCGGCACGGCCTGCTTGACCGCCTTGATCGTGGAGTAGAAGGGTTCCACCCGAGGCGTGTGGTACTGGTGCATCGCATGCCAGAGCATGTCGAGTTGCTCCTCGACCGTGGGGTACATGCGCTTTCTGACCGTGGTGTAGGCCTCGGCTTTCGGAGGCTGCACGTTCGCACCGGCCATCACGGCATGGGTGGACACATTGACCCGGTCTTTCATCGGATCGGCTTGCCCTTCAAGGATCAGTTCACCCTCGAGCGCTTGGAGCGCGAAGTCTTCGTCGGGACATTGTCCGGTCCGCTTAATCTCACCAAAGGTGTCGTAAATAATGAAGTGTTTCATCGCTTGCTGATCAGTACGCTTAGGACGATATTGTCATCAGGGGAGCTTGAGAAGCCGGGGTAAAGACGACTGGCGGTTAAGGTGTACGTGCCTGCTGCCGTACCGGTGAATGCGTACGTCAAAGTGCCGATTCCAGACGTGACCACCCCATAACCTCCGACTTCCAGGATTCCTCGGTAAGCACCTGATTGCAGGTCTTTTCCACTCATTCCGGTGTAACCACCAAGGCCGACAATCACCAAAATGCCCGAAATGCCGGTAGGAACACTGAACGTCAAAGACGTGGACATGCCTCCGCTTTGAGATAAGTAGAGTTGTGCAACGGCTGCGCCTACGATGTTCTCGGTGTAGACGGTATTCGCAGTCAGCGAGTTGGCCTGGATGTCGCCGCGGACCTTGACGTTGTTGAAGGTGGCGTAGCCCGACTTGTCGATCGCCCACCCGGTCGTTCCTGCACTACTGATGAACCCGCTTGCGTTGATGCCGCCGTTGAAATTGGTCGAGGCGATGTAGTTGCCGATCTTCGCGTTGTCGATCGTGCCGTTCTGAATGAGCGCCGTGTCGATAATGGTCGCCCCGCCCGAGACGATGAAGGGCACCACCTTGTTGACTCCAGGCGATGCGATCGAGAACCTGTCTGCACGTACTGCGAAGTCCGAGAGCGGTGTACCGTTGTTGAGCGTCGTGGCCAGCCCGAACCCAGAGACATACCCATTGACATCCACTTTGACGGTGTACTGAGCCTTGAGCCCGTTGACCGAGGTGTCGTTGGTGGACGCGTAGGTGAGGAAGTCTTGCTTGATCGAAGTCGTGCTGACCTGCCCGGTGTTGGGATCCGTGACGGCTGCGGTGACCTGGTTCCACTTCGTGGCCTGCGCCGTCGTGGGGGTTGCAGCAGCAAGCGAGCCGTCTCCGATGACCGCGGTGGATCCACCGACCACCGACCAGATGTTGTTGATCGCCGAGGCGAGCGAGAGGTCCTTGGTGTTGCGGGTCGTCTGCTCGGTGGTGATCGCCGATTCGGCGTTGCTGATCCGGCTGGACTGCGTGCTGATGCTGGTGGTGAGCGTGTTGTCTGCGTTGATCCGTGCAGTCTGCTCCGCAGTGATCGCAGCGGCGTTGGTGGCGGTTCGTGCGTCGTCGGCTGCATCCCAAGCAGTGCCGTTCCAACGGAACAGACGACGGTTGTCGTCCGTGTCGATCCAGATGTCTCCGATCACAAGGCCCGTCGTGGGCGCTGCGGTCTGGTAGTAGGTCCGGTTCTTCGCGTTGGCGGTCGCCGAGATGTTGGTGATCTGCGTGGCCTGGTTGGACGTGGTCGTCTGCAGGGTGCCGATGTTGGTCTCGGCCGTGCCCACCCGAGTCGTCAGATTGGTGAGTGAGGTGCCCTGCGTGCTGGTCGTCGTCTGCAGGTTCGTGATGTTGGTTTCGGCGGTGCTCGTTCTGGTGAGCAGGCTCGTGAGCGAGGAGGCTTGTGATGCGGTCGTCTGCTGCAGGTTGGTGATGTCAGAGCCTGCGTTGATCAGGCGGGTGTCGGTCAGGTCCGCCCAAGCGGTACCGTTCCAGCGGTAAGACTTCAGTCCATCGTCGGTGTCGTACCAGAGATCATTGGTCTGCAGCGTGTAGCTCGCGCTCGAGGTGGGGGCCGCGGTTTGTGCGAACACCCTTGCCTTTTGTCCGACTGTTGTCTGCAGCGTCGTGATCGAGGTGGCCTGCCCCGCAGTGGTCGTCTGCAGGTTGGAGATGTTGCTCTCGGCGGTGCCCACCCGCGTGGTGAGGTTGGTGAGCGATGTGGCCTGGCTCGTGGTCGTTGTCTGCAGGTTGGAGATGTTGCTCTCGGCCGTGCTGGTCCGGGTGGACAGGCTGTTGAGCGTCGAGGCTTGGTTCGCGGTCGTCGTCTGCAGCGAAGTGATGTTGGAGCCTGCGTTCAGCAGGCGCGTGTCGGTGAGATCTGCCCACGCCGAGCCCGTCCAGTAATAGGGCTTGTAGCCGTCGTCGGTGTCGTACCAGATGTCGTTCGTGCGAAGCGTGTAGCCGCCACCGCTCGTGGGTGCCGCGGTCTGTGCGAAGACCCGGTTGGCGCTGCCCACCGTCGAGTTCAGCTGCGAGATCTGCGTGGCCTGGTTGGCCGTCGTGGTCTGCAGCGTCGTGATGTTGCTCTCAGCGGTGCTTGTGCGCGTCGTGAGGTTCGTGATCGAGGTCGCTTGGTTCTGCGTGACCGTGTTCAGATTGGTAATACTCGACTCGTTGGTCGTCACGCGTGCGGCGAGGATCGTGCGCTGAGCGGCTTCTGCTGAGTCGCCATCGGCGCGAGCCGTGGCTTCCGTCTGGATCGCAGCGGCGTTGCTGTTGACCGATGCAGTGAGCGTCGTGATCTGCGAGGCGAGCGAAGAGTCCGCAGTCTGTCTGGCCTGGGTCTCCACCTGGATGGCTGCACCGCGAGCCGTGGCTTCATCGAGAAGCGCTTGGGCTCTGGCGTTGGCTTCGGCCTGCACTGCTGCAATTCGAGCGTTGGCTTCGGCCTGTAAGTCTGCTGTAAGTTGGTTGATCGCAGCCACGCGCGCTGCGGTCTCTGCAGCCAGGTCGTTGGCGTCTGCCTGGGTGGACTCGATCAGGTCACGGACCCGCTCATCGAACTCGGACAACCACTGCGAATTGGCCACCAGGGGCTCGATCTTCGTGCCCAGGTAGTTGTAGAGCTCGGTGCCGGTGATGGCCCGAGACAGGTTCTCGATCAGGGTTCCAACCGAACTGCCAGGGATGTCTCCACCGCCCAGCACCGTGATGACGGTCTGTTCAGCGATCGTCTTGACCTTCTCGTCAGTGGCGTAGTTCTCCTGAGCCGCGACGATGTTGGAGGCCAGTGCATCGAGCACGGCCCGAGTCTGGACATCCTCGACCGCATAGGTCGGTGGGATTGGAACAAAGTCAGACACTTCCTAACTCCCCCATCGCGGTGGCCAGGGTCAACTCCTGCAGCGAGGCGGATGACTGCAACCTGATCGACCAACGACGTGCACGGATGCCCGAGGGCAGTCGGAAGTACCCCGAGTTACTCAGTGTGACCTGGTGCCACTGTGCGCCTTCTGCATAGAGCGTGAGCGTGACGGGTCCAGTGCACCGAATGTAGCCTGCCCCGAGGGCGACGTAACTGGGGAGGATGAACTCCTTGCTCCACCAGTCGAAGGTGTAGTTGGTGCCAGTGCGAAAGCGGTAGAGCGTCGCGCCCTTTGCGTAGTAAAGCGTGTCAAGAACTGGAAGGTAGAAGGCCGCATCGATCTGCTCACTGAATTGAGTAAATGTTCCCGCAGCTTCATCGAGCCGCACCAAGAACCCCACGCCTGCGGGAGAGGTCCCGACCAGGAAACCGTCGTGATAAGCAAAGCGTAGGGTGTCCAGCACGTTCGCATAACGCCCACGCCAGTCGTCTCGGGAGAAGAACTTCTGGCTCAACTCCATCGTGGCCTGCGAGCCATTGACCACCACGATCCCGTCGTTGGATGCGAACCCCACGGCACCATCGATCAGTGCCATCGAGCGGTGGGTGACTCCGGCCTGCGGCAGCGGCAAGCGCTGCTGCGCCATGTTCTTGGGGCTGTTGCCCAGCACGTTGTAGCACCCTTCGGCGGTGGTCACGACCAGCGACTGAGCGCCAGGGCAGATGCCTCTGACCGCCTGGGGGAAACTCATCTTGTACGGCCAGCTGTGGGGCCGGTAGGGCTCGCTCATATAGAGCACGTTGCCCTTGAAGGCTGCGAACACGCCGTTGGGCAGCAGCGTCAGTCCGAACATCCCGGTGACCGGGGGCTCCCAGTCAGCACTCAACAACGTGCCCTTGATGTCCGAGGCTTGGTAAGACTCATCGGAGTAGCTGTTGCTACCCAGGTCGGTGACGTTGATCTTCGAGTAGGCCGCACTGGTACCGAAGGTGCGATAGAAGGACACCCCCTGCATCGGGCGGTAGCCCGTGAAGCTCGGAAGTGTTGCACCCAGTGTTACCTTCTGCATGTAGGTCACGTCGATCACTGCGGCAGGGCTCGGTGCAGATTCTTCGTTGAAGGTGTTGGTCACCGTGAAGACGTAGGCCCGTGTTTCGTAGACACCCCACTGCAACGTGATCTCGCCTGCGGCGGTCAGCGTGAATTCGATCCCACCGGGCAGGGCTTGCGAGCGCACCGAGTTGATGGTCCCCGCGGGGATACTGACCGAGAGCACCTGCTTGCCCGAGTCGGTGATCGTGAAGCTCGCATAGAGCGTGGCCGATGCCGGGGTGTTCCCACTGCGCGTGGGAGGCGTGAAGGTGTACTTCTTGAAGGCGGTGACGGTGGCTGCAGTCACCTGTGCTTCGTCGTATCTCGAGCCCCCTGCTTCGTACCAAGCGCGAACAGTGACGGTGGCCGAGGGGTATCCACGCAGTGTCGTGAGCTCGACGGTCGATGCGGTCGGTGCAGTAGTGGGGGTGGGGACGCCCACCAGCCATGAGTTCGCGGGTTCGCCGCCATTGTTGTCGGCCTGGTTGACCGTGGTCACGTAGTACCCACTGGCGTTCATGAAGTAGACACGGCTGAACGTGTCGCCGATCACCGGGGATTTGTACGCGTAGGTCTCGGTCGGCCAGGTGAGGAAGTTGATGCCATCCTCGGTGTAGATGCCCTTGATGTTGTTCGACATCGTGGCGATCTGGGTGCCGTTCTTTAAGGGGCGCAGGTCCTTCTGCGCGAAGTCGCAGTAGATCGCTTGCTGAGCGTTGGTGTCCGGCAGCAGGTACGGCGGCAGGTTGGGGATCTCTCCAGAGAAGTTCTTCAGTGCGATCGTCGTCATTCGGTACTCCCCTGGCAGACACCTTTCACATACGCTTGCAGCCCTACAACGACTGCTTTGAGCCGGTCAGCATCCGCTGCCACTTCAACAAGAGTTGCCGCACAGTGTCCGAGTAGGACGCGCTCGAGTCCGGCTGGATCATGAGTTCCGGTGGGGGCGGCGGGATTTTGGGTGGGTCCACGGGCTTCACGGGCGGCGAGGACGTGGCGCAAGCGGTCAAGCTCAGACTGAGCAGAAGTGGCAGCGCGCGCTGCCTCACGTTTGACTTCGACATACTTCACCTCGGCTTTCTGGCGTTGTTCGACCAGCTGCTGCTCTTTGGTACGGGTGGCTTGCTCGAGCTCGAGGGTCCTTGCAGTGAGCTCCGCTCTTTCCTTCTCCCATCTTTGTTTTCCCACCGACTTGCCGTGCACGTACGCTGCGATGTGAGTGAACCCCAGCATCAACAGAATCGCGATCGCAATGGCCAGTCTCGGTGTGATCACATCAGTTACCCATGCACTGTTGATATTCCTGTTGTCGTCTGACTTCGAGCCCGCGTAACTTCTGCCCCTTGAAATACGTCCACCGCAAGAGCTCCTTGCACGCACCGTCGTAGTCTTCCGAGTTTAACTTCTTAACAAGTGTAGAGCTACAGAACGCAGAAGATCCTACGTTGTATGCGAAGCTGATATAGGTGTCGTACTCGTACTGGTGAAGGGGCACGGTCACGCAGTCCTTCAAGGCTCCTTCGAACTTCTGGATGTCGCTCAGCGCGCGGGCAAGCGCTTTCGGTGGGGTCGTCGTGTCCCCCATCTTCACGCCGTCGGTGGTGCCGAACCCTAAGGTCGGCTTGTCGCCCGGAACCGGTCGGATCGCCCGATCGGAATAGCCTTCATGCAACGCGATACTCACCAGTGCTACAGCGCTCAAACCCAGTGCCGCAAGCGGTTTACGATCCATTGATGGCTTTCTTGCGCTCTCGCTTGTCGGTGGCTGCGTGATACCACTTCCACACTAACCATCCGGCCTGCAGGATGATGTAGATCAGCGTCGCGATGGCCACCCACTCGTTGAGCGAGAAGCCCAGGAAGGTCGATGCCGTTGCCACGGCGACCGCAGGAGCCGCTTTTGCGGCCTCAGCTGCTACATCCACTTTGTGCTCTGGTGTCATAGCTCACCTCAAGATGCCCATACAGCGGCCGGTCTAGTTGGCCAAGTGCTAACTGTAACAGGTGGGTTCAAAACAATAGCCCTAAGTGCTGCACGATATGTGGTGAAGTCTGCCTGGTTCGTGAGGTTCACATCGGCCAACTGGGACCAGTCGGTTTCCTCAAGCAAGCGTTTGGCTTGAGCTTCGTTCTGAGCCTTGGCTGCGTTATTGATCGCATCGAGCTCTTCTTGTGACAGAGCCACCACGTTCACACCGTAGACCGCGCCATCCTCGACATAGGGCTGCACTTGTACAAGTTTCTGCGTTGATGTGTTGTACGCCTTACGCATCTGGATTTCGAACAGGTTCTCTGCTGCCAACCACTCGAGGCTTGGACCTGAGGCCGGGAAGGTCGTCGTGGGGAATAGATCCGAAAGGGGAGCCATGTCGTGAATGACCCCATCGATAACTCGTGCGTAGATCATTGTTTATTCCTTACCAAGAAATGCTGCCGGAGCCGCTTGTGAATCGATAGACGCGGTATCCAGGACGGGTGACTGTATCGATGGTGTAGACCAAGCCAAGCGATGCTTTAAGCGGCCTGAAGGATGTTGGGTAGGCGACGATCACTACACCGGATCCGCCCGCCGCTCCTGAAGGGGTATTGTTCCAGCAGCCCGCTCCACCGCCACCACCGGTGTTGGGAGTTCCTGCGGTTGCTTGAATAGTGCTTGGAGCCCCGCCAATTGCGTCAATAGCGCCAACGCCGCCACCGCCATCACCTCCTGGCCGCTGATACGGGGTTGCTGTTCCTTGATTTCCACCGCCACCGCCGCCTGCATAGAAGGTCGCGACGCCAGTGATCGAGGATTGCAACCCGTCACCGCCGTAGCCGTTTCCGTCAGTGCCACCCGCCTCACCGGCACCGCCTCCGCCACCTCCGATAGTTCCGTTGGATAGCCCTGTTTGACCTGCATAACCTTGACCGGCAATTCCTGTTCCGCCTGTGCCTACTTGTGACACGCTTCTCCAGGAACCACCACCACCAGAACCGCCATTGCCGGCAACGACGATTGGTCCCGCATCTAACGAAGAGCCGCCACCGCCGCCACCTGTGGATGTGATGTTCGAGAAGACAGAGTTGCCTCCATTTTGCCCAGCGTTATTCGCAGCACCTCCGGCACCACCCAGGCCGACCGAGATAGGGTAGTTTGCCCCTGCGGAAACAGGGAGAGCGCTGCCACCCACAAACTCCTGGAAGCCGCCGCCACCGCCGCCGCCCCCAGCGTATCTACCGCCACCGCCACCGCCACCACCAACCACCAACGCTTCAACGCTCGCAGGCGCAGCCAGGTCAGAAGTCAGCGTGCTTGTGGTTCCTCGATCAGGAAGGGCTTTGGTTGGAGGAGTGAAGTTGGCTGTGTAACGGGCTAGACCGCTTGTGATGCGCAGGTCATCGATGTAGCCCTTATATGGCAGGATCCGGTCGCTACCCTGGACGCCGAGCAGTAACGCCGCCGTCTGCGTCATGGCGCTCGAAGAAACCGAGCTTGTGATCAGGTTGCCGTTTAGGAAGACGTAATTTGTCCCGGTGGCTCCGTTGTAGCAGAAGGCAACGTGATGCCATGTATTCGCGGTAACACCGGCCCCAAGGTTCAGACCAGTCGATCTACCGGCACCGAAAAAGCAGCTAACGCCAGGAGTCCAGTCAAACATGATCCCGGCTGAATAATTGCTGGTGGAGCCGCTGAACGCGTTGCTTCCGATGACAAAAGCGCGACTTGTGTTCTCCCCGTACATCCAGAACTCGATGGTGATCGAACCACTCGAACTGAAATCCATCTGCTTGTTCAGCGGGATTACGTCGTAGTCCCCAGTCCCGTCAAAGAACATGGATCCCGAGCCAAACTTCTTAATGGTCGTTGTGACCACACCAGCGTTGCCAACGGTCTCGATCACGTTCTTGCCAGTGGAGTCGATGACCCCGCCGTTGGTAAAGTTCAGCAGGAAAAGCGTGTTGTTGATTACCGGCGCAGGCGCGTTGGGAGGCGTAAAGACCTGGGTTCCTGTCGTGGTAAGCGAAGTCGGATAGACCACACCTTTTACGATCCTGACGCCTGTGATGTAGGAGGCGTTCACCACTCCGCTTCCAGCGTCATCGGACCCGATTCGGACGATCGGTGCTGTAGCCCCCATGGAGCCCGTGATCCCGGTCGTAACGGTAGCAAGCACGCCGTTCAAGAAAGTTCGAATCGTAGAGCCGTCCCTCGTCATTACAAGGTGGTTCCAGGTATTTAGATTGAGCGCAGCACTAGATGCGTCTACGCTCCAAACCGCTCCAGCATTAACTAGCACTCTAAATGCGCTTGTGCTTGACCATATAAGATAAAAACCCGCTCCAGCACTAATCTTGCAAGCCAGGATAGTTGAGGAATTTCCTGCTGCTGTCGGATAGAACCAGCATTCAGCCGTTAGGTTATCTGTGCCAAGCGTGAACTGTGGCGAGACGACGGCCAGGTTGTCAGTTGTCCCATCAAAGTAACCCGACCCGCCATGCACAGCAGGGTCATACGCTACGGGCTTGAAGGGGGAGAAGGGGGCGACAGAAGTTGTCCCGTTGGCCGTCATCGAAGCGCTGTTCACCGTATTTGCGAAACGATTTGTTCTGCAGCACTGCAATACGGTATTTGTGACGAACGGAAGCAAAGCTGTTGGTACGGTTACGCTGGTGGCTGTGCTGCTGTACGGAGTCGATCCCTTGATTAACCTTGCGTCCGCAATGAACCCACTCAGCGAGCCACCGGATGCGTTGCCAAAGCTACCGCCAATAAAGCACGGTCTTGCGGAGGACGGCCAAGTAGCAACTTGAGCCGTGTTGGCGATACGCTGACCGTTCAGGTAAATCGAGCAGCCGCTAGCATCCGCAACAAAAAGGAGATAGTTCCACTGATTGAGCGTTAGCGCCGTGGACCCAGTGATTAGCGATCCTGTGGTCGGACCGTTCTGCCAACGCGGAAATCCGGTTGCGGATATGCCGAGCGAACCGACTTCGTTACTGGTTCGCACATCTAGCAGGTCCACGAAGTTGGGTATGCTCGTTTGATATACCCAACATTCAAATGAAAACGCACCTCCAAGGGCGAAGTCTGCGCTACTTGCGAGGTTGATATTCGATGCACCGCCACCGAAGCTGACCGCCCACCCAGCATTGCTGAAAGGTGAGAACGTGCCCTGAGCGACGTTACCGTTGCGCGTGATGAGGTGCTGATACTCGCTTTCGTCCTGGAACCCGATGGTGTTGTAGGCACCGCGTTCTTGGAGGGTGAGGAGGGCTGTGTCTGTTACCTTGGTGATCGGTAGCGTAGGTACAGGTATGGTCGTTAAGGCAGGATCGTAAAGCGACGAACCGCTAACAAAGCTAACATTAGACATGTAACCTGCGAAATACGAACTTGCGCTATTTGGAAACGCTCTGCCAATCGTTAGTGCGGTCTGGCCAGGCGAGCCTGATTTAGTAACTGGGGCAGCAAGCCGAATACCGTTAAGAAAGACAGTACAACTATTGCTGCTGTTCCTAACAAGCGCAAAATGGTTCCACTGATTTAGATATGTTGCCCATGTAAACGTGGCGATTGTTGTGCCGCCAGTAGAAGCATTACCAATTTGGATCTCACAATTTGCGCCAGTTTTCCATATAAGAATCCCCTGCGCAGGACTAAGACCACTAGCCCAAGTAGAAATTAGACCTTGGGTAGATGTTGCGCTATCAGTGCCGTAAAACCAAAACTCGACAGTAAAAGCACCGGCTGGATTGAACAAGGCGCTCGTTACGTCAAGGTAGTCCGCGTTCCCATCAAAGTACCCCGACCCTGTCGTGGTGTCGGTCTCGAGGAATGGGGAGAAGGAGGAGACGGATAGGGATCCGCCCTTTGTGAGCGTCAAGGGGCTCGCTCTGTTATCGAGTAGTCGATTCGACTGGCAGGTCAAAAGGACCGTGTTTGCTACTTCGGTCAACGGCGATGTTGGAAGGGCAGAGACCGCCAATGCAGTGGAATTGACTCGAACGCTGGAGAGGTAGCCAGTGAACCCGACGTTCGTATAACCGCCAACGCGGTCTAGTGTGAAACTGCTGGGGCCTGTCTGAGCCGTACCGACCTGCGTACCATTGACATAGCAAGTAAGCGACGATGCCGAGTTGATGAGTTGGACGTAGTACCAAGTGCCGCCCGCTGGGGTGAACGCAAAGGTTCTTGTACCGGCGCTATAGGACAACGATATTGCGGTATTGCTTACGCCAACCCAGTTGGTGCCACCCGCTCCGATATTGCTGATGATTACCGCGTTTGCGCTTGGCGTCGTCGGGAAGTAAACGAAGAACTCAATTGTGAAACTTGCACCGAGCGTGATCGTGCTGTAGCTAAGAAAGTCGCTTACACCCGAGAAGTAGTTACTCCAACTGGTCCCATACGGACTGAAGCTCGAGCCCCGCACATCGCCGTTGTTCGTGAGCCTGAAGTTGTTCGAGCTCGCATCCGAGAAGGCGTTGTAGTTCCGGCCCGTATTCACATCTCCTTTGAGATGCAGGGAGACCAGGTTGTAGTACGGATCGGTATCAACGGTCGCAACGGACCCTTTCTGAACCGCGGGAAGCAGGAGATCGCTCATTACTTAATGTCCAAGCCAATAACGAAGATCATCATCTTGAGGGACACCGGATCCAGCTTGATCGCCAACAGATCGACGCCTGATGTAGTAAACGTCGGTGCAGTACCACCGGCGAACCGGGTACCGGCTGGCCACGTAATCGCGGCACTTCCGGCATTGGTTAGTCGTAGGTAGACCACCTGGGCCTCATCGGCTCCAGGCTCGTTCGTGAACGAGAACGTCGTGGCTCCAGTGATCGTCGCTGTGTACTCGGTAGCAGCTGCAAGATCGAGCGTGTTGGTCCCGGAGATCGACCCAAGGGGGTCAACCACGTACTTCGTGGAAGTCATCGTCTTGTTCGACAGCGTCTGAGCGCCTGCAAGAGACACAGCGCCATCGGTGCCCTTTGCGGCCATCACGCTCCAGTAGGCCGTCTGTGTCGCGGGGTTCTGGTTGGTACCGGCCTGGATCGAGATGTAAGTCGTGCCATTCAGTGCAACCACATCGTTGACTACATAAGCCGTTGCTGATGACCAGGTGCCGCGCCAGGTGAAAGACGTTCCGTTCGTGCCGTTGGTCCCATTGGTCCCGTTCGTGCCATCCGTACCCTTGGCTGCGAGCACCGACCAGTAGGTCGTATTGGTAACCGCGTTACCCGTCGAAGTCAGAATGCAGATGTAGGCCGAGCCACCAGATACAACGATGTCGTTGACGTAGTAGGTCGTTCCAGCCGAATACGCTCCCCGGTAGCTCACCGAGGCATAAGTCAGCGAGTTCCATGCGGTTGTGCCATCACCGACCTTGAACTTCCGGGTATCGGTTTCGGTACCGACTTCACCGGCTGCGAGAACGGGGTTGGCAGTGGACCAGGCAGTCGCGGTACCCCTGCGGAGTTGAATCTGTTGTGGCATTACGGAGTACCTCCATCAATCGGGGTGATCGCGGCATAAGATGAATCGGGGAAGCCGCCTTCGATCGCAGTATTCGAGCTTCCACCGCCGCCACCGCCCGTCACCGTGCTCCAGGTCGGTACAGCACCAGGCCCCGAAGAAGTCAGCACCTGTCCGGCAGAGCCGTAGCTTGGGGATGCAGCCGAGCCCAGGCCGATCGCGTTGTTGAAGATCGCGCCGCCAGCCAAGAAGTTCGCCGCGGTGCCATCCATGTAGAGGTTCCAGCGCCCTGTCGCAGCGGCGATGCGTCCTCGGAAACCGAAGTTGTTCGTTGCACCCGTGAGTGTCGAGTCGGCCGTGAAGCCTGACTGCGTGGTGATCGCAGATCCCGCACCGAGCGATGCGTTCTGAGCCGCCTCGTAGTGATGGACGGTCGCCAGCGTGAACGACGCAGCCTGCGTGTTCAGGACCGTGCGGAACAGCGAAGCCCGCGTGGTCACATCCGAGTTGACGGCACTGTCGATCAGTAGGCCGTTGGCGTTGACCCCACCATCGATGGCTCGAGTGATTCTCAGGACATCGGATGTGACCGACGTGGTACCAATCCCAAGGCGACCAGCAAGGTAGTTGCTTGCTGAGCCATCCATGTACAGATTCCACTTGCCTGTACCGCTTCCCACGCCGCCTCGGAAACCATACGTCGTGGTCGAACCTGCAAGCGTATTGTCGGCATAGAAACCCGTGATCGCCGTGATCGCCGACCCGGAACCGAGCACGCCTTGCTGAGCGTAGTAGTGGAAGTAGTTGCTAAGTGTGAACGCCGCGTTTGCGGTGTTGGCCTGCGAATTGAACGAGACTGCCGTGGTCGTGACATCCGACTGGACGCTGCCGTTCTGCACGAACGCGCTCGAGGATGTACCGCCCGAGATGCCCTTGCCGAATCGGTAGTTAGTGCTTGCAGTGACAGACGTGCCAACGGCGAGCTTGGTGTCGATGACGACATCGCCCGTGAAGGTGTCGCCTGCCTTGTTGGCCGGGGTGAACCCGAGTGCCGTCGTGACATCGGCAGAGGTGAGACTGACTGCGCCTGCGCGCGTATTGAACGTCGTGACGCCGCCTGCCGTGCCGTTGGCGACCGCAGTGATCCGGCCTTTCGCATCGACGGTGAGATTGGCGTTGGTGTAGCTACCCGCGGCCACGCCCGTGTTGGGCAGTGTCGCGACGATCGAAGTCGAACCGGAACCTGTTACATCGCCCGAGAGCGTGATCGTCTGGTTGCTGGATAGCGGGGTAAATCCGAGGGCCGCAGTGACATCTCCGGTCGTCAGCGACACCACGCCCGAGCGCGAATTGAACGACGAGACTTTCTGGCCGAGCTCGGTGTTGAGTGCGGTGAAGTTCCCATCGACTTCCGCGGTGGTAAGCGGTGAGCCTTTGACGGATCGGAGGGTCAGTGTGGCCATCGATCAACTCATTCTTCTGCGGGTTTTTCTTCCTCTTGCGCAGGCTTCTCGGTCTCAGCGAACTGCACGTCGGCTTGCGCTCGCATGCTCAGGATCACCGGGTTGGAGACACGCCAAGGAAGTTCTGCCAGAGCGTCCATGACGATCTGGGCCTGGTTCAGGGACAGCCGGTAAGTAAGTTCAGATAGGGTCATCATGTTTATTGAATGGTTACGGTCCAGTTGATGGTCATTGCATCGTTAGCGCCCTTGTTGACTGCTGCAAAGACGGTACGACACAACAGGGTGCCACCGACGCCTGCGTTCAGAAGGCCTGCTTCGGTGATAGCGCCAGTCCCGGTACCCGCTGGAAACGTCGCGACATACAGGGTCTGTGCATTCGTGGTGGTCGAGCTCGTGAGCGAGACTCGAGCCGATTCGGTCGCCAGCGTGGTGTCTCCTGCAGCAGCTGCTGCAGTGCCTGTGCCGATCGCCATGTGGCTCATTACATTGGCTGCGGTACCCGTCATCCGAGAGGCGATGAAGCCCTTGCCTGCGGTAACGACCAAGTTGTCTACAGTGCGCTGGTCCTTGACCTGACCATCGTCACCGGTGATGGTGATCGTCAGTTTCCCAACGGCTTTGATGTGATCGGAGATCATCGATTACTCCTAGAACGTGCGGGACGTGCCCACGTAGTCATCTGCAAAATAGGTGATGTCGGCGTAGTCCTGCATCAATAGCGAACCACTGTCGCCAACTGACAGCTGATCGCCGTAAAACTGCTCGTTGGAGCCTTGAAACTGCAAGGCATCCGTCACCGAAACAAAATCGGTAAATGCTAACAGCGTTTGGATACTAACGCTATCGGTTGCGATCGGCGCATCGTCCAGCAACTTGCTAACATTGAAGGCAAGCGCCTCGCCCACCGCAGCAATGTCGGTCGGGCTCTGCAGGTTCGCAACCACCGCGGCAAAGTTGCCTTCAACCGCCGTGACGGCATCCGAGATGTTTTTGGTGAGGCTCAGTGCAGCAACGTCATCTGTAGCTACAGCATGCTCGAAGGAGCGCAGGAACTGCAGCGAGATCGTCAGCTGATCGACCGCTGCGACCAGATCGAACTTGTCGTTGCCCTGGTTGTAAACCTCTGCAGACTCGATCGCTTCAACGAAGTCCTCGAGGTTCTTGATGATCGTGAGATACGACGAATCGGCCGCAGTGACCAGTTCGTTGATGATGGGGTTGTTGGTGAGCGAGCGCAGTTCAACGGCGAGCTTGGCCATCGAGTAGCGGACAGCCGCTACCGGGCGCGAGGCTGCAACGGCAGCTTGAGCCTTGGCGAGAGCCACCAACAGGCGAGCGTTACTCACGCAAACTGCTCCCGGATCTTGAACTTGAGAAGGTCGTAGACGGTCTGCACACCACCCGAAGAAGGCGTGAACTCGACTTCGCCTTCGAACTCACCCGCGGTATCGAGCGCCGTATTGGTCCAGGTGAAGTCCACCACACCGTTGGGACCGTCAATCACCACGCCCGTGATCGCTGTCTTTATCGTGCTGGCTCCCGCTTCGCGAAACTTCAGCGTCGCGGCGCTCACCGGAATCGCAGCACCCGTCACCTCATCGGTAATCGTCACGCGCAGGACCGGGCGGGTGTCTCCCTGTACAAGTTTGATCTTCTCGGCCATCAGATGATCCTACTAAAACGTGCCCGCATCGGAGCTTGGGTCATGCCGCTGTTGACGTACTGGCGTACCGCCGCGATGCGGCTCTTGAAGAGCGTCATGTAGTCCCTGGCTGCAGCGACATCGGTATAGGGCTGATCGGGCGTCACCATCAATCGGAAAAGCGCACCCGGCACGATGTCTTCCAAATACCGGTCGTAGACGATCGAGCGCACCTGCGTCGAGGATCGGGTCGGCACGAGGCCCATGCGGCCCGTGAAGGCGTTTTTGACGGTCTCTGCAGGGCTTGGCGTGACCGTGAATTCATCGGGATTGAACTGCGTATAGACACGCGGTGCGCCCACCAGCGCGCCCCAGTTCATCGTGTAGAGGCGCTGCAACTCAAGCAGGCTCTTTGCATCCATCTTGCGACCGACGTAGTAGAGCTCGAGCACCTTGTTCATTAGATAGCCGGAGGGAACGTCGGGTTGGTAGGTGTTGTTGCCCGCGGTCGCGGTGATTGCGTCCATCGGCTCCTGGACGATGTTCGTTTCCCTGCAGAACTCGATGCACGCGTTTCGGATGGCAAGCACCGCCTGGTCCTCCAGGCAGTTCGGAACGTAGGGGAGGACGTGCGGCAGAAACTTCTCGTAGGAGATTTCGCTCACTTGTTACCTGCTGGCACGTTGGGGTTGAACGGGGCCAGCGCGAGGTTGGGGTTGGTGGCCGCTTCTGCGGTGACCTTGCCCTCGAGGTTGCCCTTGAACATCGCGAAGTAGCCCTGCGACAGCTGCACGTTGGCCGCGAACTCGGCATCCTTGCTGTAGGCCCTAAAGAGCACGTAGTTGACCAGCGCCGACAGATAGATGTCGTCCAGCGTGATCGTGGAATTGAGCGTGGCGTCGGTGGGCGACGCGACATAGACCATCTCGACCTGGTTCTGCGCTGCGTTGGGCTGCGGCGGATAGACGTAGAACGTCTTCGGATCGAGCGGGTTGTAGATGAAGTGCTTGACGGTGGCGGCTGCGGTGGACGCATGCCAGCCGGGAATCTGGGAGTCGAGGATCTCTCTGGAGACAGCGCGAATGGCGTTACCCGGCGTCGTGCCGTTGGTACCCATGTTGCGAACCACATCGATGAGCGACACGCCATCTGCGGGCAGGGTCTGCTTGGTCCCTGTGACCAGTTGCTTGGACTCGTTCTTCACGAACGCGTTGGGCTTGTACGTGGCGATCTCTCGCTGGCCATCATTGACCCAGTCGAGCAGTTCAGCCTGCGGCCACCGGACATTCGTCGGATCCTGCAGGATCACAGACACGCGATTAAGCAGCTGCGTCACTGTTATCGTCGCCATGCGCGTTCCTTGCGGTGTTAGGACTTACTCACATACTAACACAAGAAGGGGGCCTAAGCCCCCTGTCCTGTTACATCACGTTCAACCTTTGACGACTGCGTAGGTGAGGGCCTCAGGCTTGATCGTCTTGCGACCATAGATCATGAGACCACGCACCAGGGTGCCGAAGTCGTTGGGGTTGGGGATGCTCTCGACCTTGTTGATCTGCGAGGCGAAAGTCATTGCAGCGCGGTGACCAGCGATGATGACGTGACGCTTCACGGTACCTGCAGCAGCACCACCGGTGTAGTTCTGACCAGCGGCAGCAGCGGGAAGCAGGTTCGACACATAGATGTCGAAGCGATCGATACGACCGATCTTGCCGTTACGCAGGATCGACTGGGCATCACCCGTCACATAGGCCTGAGCAAGCGGCGAGTGCATGAGCAACTGACGCTCGTAAGGCGTGATCACGAGGAAACGATCGCCCTCGGGGACGTTCTGCTCATCGAGGACCGAAGACATCGCGGTGATGGTCTTGAGGATCTCGTTGCCAGCCTGGGTATAGTCGATCGGAGCAGCATCGGTACCGAGGTTGAAACCAGCAGACAGTGCACCAGCGGTCGCACCGACGTTTGCAGCTGCAGCACCAGAGAACGTGCTAACGAAGCAGTCACGATCAACCTTGATCTTCATCTGGTTCGCTGCGTCGGTCGTGAACATGTCCATGAGGTTGGGCTGAGCTTGATACTCGAGCACATCGCTCACGTTCACACCGAAGTAGAAACCCTTGTCGATCTGCAACTCGATCGTGTCAGGAGTGGGCACCTCATAGGTCAGGCTCTGGCCGACCGTGTAGGTATTGATGGTGATCGAGGGGATGTTGTTGATGATCACCTTGTCGCCCATGTTCTTGATGTCGCCTTCCCAGTTGGTATTGGAGACATCACCAAACGTGGTGTTCGCATAGAACTTCACGTTCAGCTTGGACGACCAGACGGCCGGAATGAAGGTACCGGAGTAAGCCGGGTTGGTAGCAAACGAGCCGGTGACGGCATACGCTGCGGCGGGGGTAATCGTACTCATTTCTAAGATCCTTTATCGGTTTGATGCCCCCGCATCGGATGTCACGGTGTGACTCTTCCTTCTGCTAGGGCGGCGTTAAGTTCTGCATCCAATCGAGCGGCTTCATCGTGTTTGCCTTGCTGCGTGAGCCTCATGATTCGCATGCTCTCGGTGTGAAAGTCCTGTCCCGAGTACACACGCTTGTTCTGTGGCGTCGTGGCAGCTGCAGCCGATTTGCCGGGTGCTACCTGCCGTTGGAGCTCTTGCTTCGCGCTGGTTTGCGGAGCGGGCTTGGCCTTAGGGTCGTGCTGAGGAAACCGCTTGAAAAACTCCTCGAACACTTCGATCGCGGTCTCTGCATCACGGTTTGCTGCAGCCTCTTTCAGCGCCATGTCCCACGTCGCACCGGTCCCCGGAATCCGAGAGCCCAAGAACGACTGACACTCCGCTGTCTGCTGCACCGTGTTCCAGGTGGGCACTGCGCTTTGCAACGCCTCGAAGAATCTGGCTGACGCCGTCTTCGCCTGAACCTCTGCAATCTGACCGACGCTACCCTTGGCTTCTGCTAACTGCTCTTGCAGCGCATCGATTTGCTTGAGGTACTTCGACTCGCGCTTACCAAACTCATCCTTGGCGATGCGTCGAGCGAGGTCCACCAAGTCCTCACCAAAAGCCTCAACGTCTTTGTTTGTCACCAACTCGGAGGGTTCCGACTGTGGAGGCGTAGGCGCTTCCCTAGTCTTCAACTCCTCTCGCAATCCATTCACCGTCTCCATCAGGCTCTGCACCTGACGCTGCAGGTCGGGGACCTGGCTGTTGTATTGGCCTTGCAGACTTAGGTAGCGTTGCCGCCACTGTGCTGCGTCGTCCTCTACAGGAGCTTTGGGTGGATCGACTGGGGTCGGTTCCGTACCGTTAATCGGCGGGTCTGCGGGAGGCGGATCTTCGGGAGGCTTGGGTTCAGCTGCTTGACGTGCTTCTGCAACCTGCTTCTCGTATTGCTCGACCGCATCGGCCTGAGCCTGTACCTGCTTGGGTAACGGCATTAAATATCTCCAATTGCCGGGTCACACGGGACCTTGGGCGTTAAAAACGCGAGCCGGGACGAACCTTGGGCTAGCGGGCTTTGTCGGCAAGCTCGGGAGCTTGCCGTAGTAACTTTGTGAGGGTGCTCATCGACTTCGAAGCACCCTGTAACTTCCAGATGTAATCCCCGGCTGCGTCCATCATGTGGCCCTGTAGCGCCTGGAGTTCGGTGTCCAACAAACTAAGGAGCACCTCTCCTTCTTGCGACCTTACAAGGCGGGCTAACGCCTTCCACTGATTCGCGTCGGGTCTAGCAAACTGCATCAGCAAGCCTTGCCGCGGCTGGTCGCCGTGGCGCGAGCTTTAACATGCCCACCGTTGGCGAACTTGACGCCCTTCTTGGCGTACTCGGCTCGCTCTTCGGCCATCAATTTCGGGGATGCACCGCCGCGCTTGAGGGCCGATTTCTCTTCGGCAACATGCTCTTTGATCGACCGTTTCATGGGGTAGCTCCTAACAATGTCGCTTTTTTACAGTATGTTAGCACGTTGTGTCAAGCAGCCGTCGAGGAGAAGTTGTCCTCGATCGGTGCCTCGTTCATCAACATTTGCTGGTTTCCAGTAGGTGAGCCTTGCGGGCCTCCCATCGCAGACTGCTGCATCGGCAGCATCCCTTGCTGCATCATGTTCGTGATCTGCTGGGCGACTCGCATCTTCTCGCGAGGCGGCACGATGTCGTCGGGGTTCATGTCCAGGCTCTTGCTCGCTTCACGCAGCAGCGTCGCGCGCCCGTCGATACCCATGATCTGCATGTCGATCGGGTTGGCGGTTGCCGCCAGGAACTCGTTGCGGCGCACCTGCGCTGCTTCCTTGGCCATGACGCTGTTGGCACCCCGAGCGATGATGGACACGTCGCCCTTGAGCTCGTTGTCCTCGCTGTAGCGCATGTTGTAGAAGTACAAGCGCTCGAGCATCGGGGTCATCACGTTGTTGTCGATGTTGGAGACCACCTGCTTGATCGACTTGTTGGCGTTGTTCATCAGCATGCTCATGCCGCTGGCCGTACGCCCTGCCCCGCCCGATGGCGAGGATCCGGTCATGTAGCGTGGGATGCCCGAGTATTCGTCGGCGAGCACCGAGAACTTCTCGTAGATGAACATCAACTCCTGGGCGTTGCTGCCAGGCTGGAAGAACGAGATCGGTGCGGCCGAGGACCCCATGGGGTCGGAGGTGACCTGGTGGATCTTCCACGGATAGAGGTTGGTGATGTCTTCGCCCGCGGGGATGCGATCGACGTTGACGACCACCTGAGGACCCGAGGAGATCCCCATGTTGTTGGCAAGCGCTCGTGCGGCGCTGTTGCACATGTCCTGGCAGTCACGGATGAGGTCGTACTCGCTGTTGCCCCAGAAGGTGCCAGGCACGTCCTCGTAGGAGGCCTTGTAGTACGGCTTGTGACCGAGCGGATGGAAGTTCAACGAGGCCTTGATCACGTACTGCCCGATCAACCACACCTCGGCCGGATACTGCTTGGCGATGTCCGGCACATCCTCTTCCGACATCCCCCAGTCGCGCAGTTTCTGCCCGGAGACGTAGCCCCAGAACTGCAGCGCATCGATCAGGTGTTCGGAGTTCTGCATCACGGCGGTCGTGGACCGCCCTTCTGCCTGGGCCTTCGTGGAGTCCACGATGAGCCAGTCCTGCAACCCGCCGCGACCGTAGGTCTCGATGACCATGTCGATCGCCGCATCGTCGTAACCTTCGACCCCCTTCAACTCCTCGAGGTCGATCTGGCGCAGCTTGTGCCGCTCGATGAGGTACCCATCGTTGATGCCCGTGGACGACGGGCTCGGATAGATCATGAACGGATCGACGCGCTCCCACTCGAGCACCAGGTCCTCTTCCAGCGCCAGCTGGTAGCCGGACACCGCATCGGAGTTCCATTTCATCGTCGTTTTGCGACGCACAACCGGACCCTTGATGAACGCAGCCGGGAATGTCGTGATGTCGTCCAGGAACTGATCCAGAGCTCTGATAAAGCCCCCTTCGACCAGCTGGTCCTCCATCCGGTTCTCCATCTGCCGGACCTTGAATTTCGCCTCTTCCTGCAGGTTGTATAGGTACTCCTCGCGCAACTCGTTGAGGAACTTCCTCAGCTGCATCGGGGGCAGCGTCTGCCCGGTCACCTGGACCACGTTGGCCATCTGCTGGATGGCGTGCTGGCGCATCTCCTCCATCGCACTGGGCGGCAGAGACGGCACCGGGGTCGGACGCAGCGTCCAGGGTTTCTCGCTGCCTTGACCGAGCATCACATCGCGCAGCCAGGAGCTCGCCGCTCTCGCTTTGTTCGAGAACAGCATCATGTAGATCTCGGCCCCACCGGTCTCCCGGATCTTGGCGAGCACTTCGGGGTCGTATTCACCGCGCCGCGCGCGGACTGCCTTGAACATCCTCGGCTCGACCGTCTGCTCTTTGGCAAGACGGGCTTCGGTCCAACACTTGCGGACGTATGCGGAGAGTTCCTTGATGAGCGGCTGGGCTTGCGCCAGTTCCGCCGTTTTGCGTTCTTCAGCCGCAATCTCCTGCGCCGTCATGACAGGCAGGATGCCGCCGACACTTAGACCAAGAGATGTAGCCATGGGAGTACCTGGACGTGATGGATCCTGCTGTATGTTAGCAGATCCTAACTAACAATCAAGCAACCCATGCTTTTTTCTTAACTTCCCGTCGTCCCTGGTTCAGTGCGACACCTCGCACGTTCATGTCGATCACCGAATCGGCGTACTGGTTGGCATCGTGCGGGTGACTGAAGCTGTTCTTCTCCGGCCTGTCCTCGAGCTCGCCGTTCTTCTTGATCTTGTATCGGTAGCCGTACCTGAAACCCCGTATAAGCTGCTCACAGCCCGGATCGATGAGGTACATGGCCTTACCCTCCAGCTGCTGGTTCAGCAGCCTCTCAACGGCCTGTATGCGCCTCTCAGGGTCGTTTGTCGGGGGTTTGACGCACTTGAACCCGGCTTGCTTCAACACATCGACCAGGCTCATCTCGTTGAGTTGTTGTTTGGCGAAGCCCGCAGGGTCCGGTGCCACCACGAACGTCGCCCCTGGGAAGCGGTTGGCAATGAAGGGGTTGAGTTTCGTATTGATGAAAGTCTCGATGCCCATGTTGTCCGAGGTGAGCTCGCCCAGCGTCAACACCCTGCCCCGCGGATCGCGCTGCTTGAACACCGCTGCGGGCGTACGCCCGAAGTCCACGCCGATGACGATGGGGTAGGTCTCGCCCCTCACGTATTTCAACGGCTCCTTGGCCACATGGAAGTCGAAGGTGAATGTCTTCTCGTAGACCGGTGTCCCCGAGAGCGATCGCCCGTACTCGGAGCGCAGATACACCCGCAGCCAATCCTCGGTCTTGCCTGGGATGAGGTTGGGGTAGTAGACCCTGGGCAGGTGCTGGTAGTTGTCGCACCCTGGATTGACCGCCCACTCGCCACCGTCCTTGTCCTCGAGGATCTCCGGGGGCTCTTCGTCGTAGAGCTCGACGTAACGCTGCGGCTTGATGATCGCAGGCGGCTGGATGTGAATGGACCAGTTAGACGGCGGGTTCTCCATCTTGTCGTGCCACCAGGTGTCTTCGTCGGGCATGTTGGTATCGAAGAGCGCACACGACGTGGTGGGTCCACCGTCCTTCATCGACGGATACCTGTTCAGACGCCCCAAGAGCCCATCTACCACGTCCTGGTGCAGTTCCCGAGCCTCGTTACCCCACAAGAAGGTGGTCTCCAGCGACAGCGCCTTACGCACGTCATCCGGGGTGTCCAACGCGATGAAGAGCCACTCCGACTCCACGATGGTGTTGTCCGGCAGTCGAGCCTTGAGCACGAAGGTTTTGTTCACCGCCTGCCAGGTGCCCATCTCGCCTGGCGGGAGCCAGTCGAAGACGGTTTTACGCGTCGTGAGCGCCAGCTGATCGGCCGTGTTACGGACGATGACCGCACGGGTCTTTCGCAGCCCCTTGGCGTTGGGTTTCTGGCCACAGGCGAGTCGCACCAGTTCGTGCACACAGGTCACCGATTTCCCACCGCCCACCGGACCTGCCAAGACCCTAACGTAGGCCTCGGTCTCCATGAACTTTCCTTGGGTGGCGCTTGGGGTGTAACTACTCACTGGTCAGAACCTTTGCGGGGATGTCGATCGTGCGGGACGGTTCCATCGAAATGGAGTTGGTGTTGATGACGATGGTGGGCAGATTGGAGATGGGTGCGGCCTTTTCTTCCTTGGGCTCCAGTCCACCGACCTTGGCGAAGTATTTGAGGCCCTCGAGCTTCTGAACCAGCGTCGTTTCGTTGCTCATGAGCTTTACGAACACCTCATCGGCCAGGATGTCGGCCTTCATCGCCTGTTTTAGGCGGAACGTGAGCCCTGATTTCTCGAATTCCGCCCGCTGGGAGGCCACCGCAGCCTGAAAAGGCTTCAGTTGGGCGATTTCTTGGTACTGCTCGACCGAAAACCCATGTCTGGAGGCGATTACGAGCTCATCTTCCATCCCCAACGCGATGGAATGGACCATTTCGGCTGGTATATGAGGGAAAGAGGTGGGTTTTTGCCCCCAATCGAGGGGGTCATCGGTGATTTCAGGCTCCATGTTTGGCTTCCTTGGCCCGTCTGACGGCTTCCAGGTACTTGGTGAGCGCGATGCGTACGACTTCTGCGACCGATACCCCCTTCTTGTCGGCCAACGCCTTGGCCTCGGCGATCAGATCGTCGGGAATGAACAGGTTCCAACGCTTCACAGGCCACACCTGTAGCCAAAACAGAACAACTCGAGCATCAGCCGAGCGCCTGCACCGATGACTACGGTGCTCACTGCCCATAGAAAGACGATGAGCATGATGTCCAGGAAGCGTCGAAGGTGGTCCATGGGTAGTAGATAAGGGGTTGCAGTGACGTTATGTTAGCAGGTGTGTATGCGTATAGGCAATTTTTTGGCTTCGCTGTAAGAGCGACTGGTAAGGCAGGGGGGCGGGGGCCTGGGGGGCCTGGACCCAGGGGGGTAGCAAGATCCCCTAAGGTGGAAGGGGGCGGTTAGCAAGTTCCCCGACCGTGGGATCCGATACGTCGGGTCAGTCGTGAAGGTGTGTGCCCTTCGCCCACGGGCTGGAGGCGTCCTACGGGATGTGTCGCATATCGGATCGCACCATACGTTGATCTTTAACAATTCGGAAAGCCGACTCCCCTATCCATGCTGCGTCATGGAGGGCTCGAGAACAGAAACCCAAAATGGATTCTGCGGCCGCTGATACCGTGCGAGATCGGGTATTGATGGCGCGTGATCGCCTAGAGCAGCAAGATCGCGGGATTAACCCGCAATGGGCTCCCTGCAAACCTTCCCGATCGCATCGGGTGGGCCATAGCATAGTGACATTGCGGGGGTATTAGTGGGCACATTCATCCCGAGTGTGTCGATCCATACCCTTTCACCCCTAGGAGATTCAACCATGGAAATGCAAACCGTTAACGCGTCCGACGTCATCGAATACGGCCCTGTCTCGGTCCTCGTGCATGGCAAGACCATTGTCGAGAAGAAGCTGTCCGTCGTGGCTCAGGCATCCGTCGCCACCAAGTGTTTTCTTGCGGCCGCATCGGGCAAGGTCGGCAAGGAGGCCCGTCTCGGGCTCGCAGCCGATGGCATGAGCATGATCGCGTCGTCTGCCCTGCGTGGCAACTACAAGCCCCTTGCGGAGGCTCTGGCGAGCCTTACCGGCGAGACCTTGACCATATCTAACCGCTCGGCCTTCGAGTGCCTTGCAGACCGTTATCGCGACCGTATCGCCGACCTCAAGAATGGCGGGTACACCACACGCAAGAAGGACGGCGTCACCGTCTCTGGCTCCAAGCGCACGTCGTATGAGCAGTGCATCACCCTGATCGAGCGTGTCCAGGCCTTCTGCGCGGCCGAGATCGCCAAGCGCCAACAAGCCGTCTAACCCGCGGGGGGTTAATCCCCCCACCCTTTGGAGTCTTACATGCCCATCGTCCACCGTGTAGCCAAGGGCACCATGCCCGCCTTCGAACCTTCCCGCCTATCCACCCTCATGGCCGTGCGCAGCACTCATCCATCGAACCGCTCGCAGGGCTTCGCCTCCGCCGCGTCCTCCATCTCCAAACACGCCCAAACCTTCGGCTTTCGCTACCCTGGCACCCGCCGCCGACCCCACGATTAACCCACGTGTGTATACATAGTTATATTAAGACACACATTCCGACTGTCTAATTAGCTGTCTAATTACTAAGTGCTTGATTCCATTCAGTTATTCGTTGTAATAAGACAATTAGACAATTAGACAGTAAAAAGAGTCACTATATAGAGAGCTTCACGTCCATGATGGACTACGCGAGGCCCTGGGGAGGTCTGACCCTACGCCACTCTGCCTAATTGTCTTATTGCCCCCGTGGACTCTCGATTTCCCCAATCAAATCAATCACTTACAAGCGTTTGGTAATTAGACAGCCTAATTAGACAAGCGCCTTTTCACCCCCTCGAAACCCCAAGTTTGCTTAAATATTGGGCAAATTGCCGCATCCATCAATAGCACAACTAACCAGTATCATACCATTTTCGTTACCAGTGTCTTACCATCAACACTATCTTTCGCACGCAAACACTGATCTAACCGCTCAATCCCCTGATAATGTGCTAACATACCATTGTGATGCACAACTTACCATCACCTAACCACTATCAGGATATACACACATGAAAACCAAGAACGTCAATCTCAAGCTGTCCGTCGCTGAACATCGCCTACTCGCGGACCTCGCGGCCCAGGAATTCATACCCACCACGATGCTACTAAGAAAACTATTCCTAACGCACGCCAAACAAACCAGTCCCCAACTATTCCAGATCTACTTGGATAAGACGCGGGTGGTCAGGGATGGTACCTCTAACCACAAGAAGCCCTCGACTCCCGATGTTGACTTGGAGGGTATCGAGTTCGATGAATAACCCCTGCCCCCGATGCGGGGACGACGTCCCCCAACCCCGCCAACGCCTTGGGTACAAGCTCTGCCTCGCATGCGGTGAGGCCAGCGCAAGGATGGAATTAAGACGCAAGGCGTCGATGTGCCTGCCCATCAACAAGTCCACACCCACCTACATCTCTGACCCGATGCTACTGCATCAACTAAACCCTAAGAGGACCTAACCCATGAAGCGCAACCCCGAAAGTTTTCCCTACGACACCATGGTCGGTATCGGCATGGCGTTGATCGCCATCTCCCTGGTCATCATGTTCACCGTGGGAGTCCTGGTCCTATGAAGCGATTACGCAAACTCATCCACCACCTCAAGCCCTACCGCATCTCCATCTCCGATGGGATGGACATCTTCGAACACAAAGCCTGGTCATGGTCGGAGTCCCTCGCATGGGCATCAGCCTACCCCACATCGTGGGGGTCAGCACTCATAACGCGCCGCGGCCGCGTCGTCGCACTAAGGGATGGGCAATGAACAAGTTCAGAGTCGAGCCAGACGGCAACACCTTCGCCATATACAGCACAACGTTTGTACGCAACATCGCAACCGGGATGCTAGAAGCCCACGCCCGAGACATCGTAGACATCCTGAACGTCGTGGGCGATCTGCGCACTAAACACGACATCCCGTCACGCGAGATCGTAGCCATGTGGAAAATCATCCAAGCAGCCAACATCGAGGAGGAACAAGCATGAACACCGCAGAACTAACCGGACCCGCCCTTGATTGGGCGGTGGCAAAGTGCGAGGGATACACAGGCTTGCACAAAATTGCAGGACGTAGGCCACACGAGCCGCAACTTGGTATCTATCCCCCTAGAAAAGAGTACGGGGTGATGGATTTGTGGGAACTAAGTTACTCAACCGACTGGGCGCAAGGTGGGCCGATCATTGAGCGGGAGAAGTTGACGCTCGATCTAACCGACGTGCTGTTTGACCATGAGACAGGCGAGTGTGTGCAGTTGGACAAGCCGGCATGGTGGGCTAGTAAAGATGATGTAACCGGTCGTGGCCCAACCCCACTAATCGCCGCTATGCGCTGCTACGTAGCATCGAAACTTGGAGACAACATCGACATACCAGAGGAGCTCATAGATGCTGAGGAACGTTAGCAACCGCGAAGCGCGTGCACTGGTACAGGCCAGACAAGAGTTCGAGACCAACACCCAAACCATCCAAGCATGTTGGCGTAACAAGAACCTCTACGTCGTGTACAGCTACGGCCCGCACTTCCCCATGTACATCTACGACACCGAGGTCAACCAGTGGGTGGGCAACAAGGACCGCTACTCCCGCACCACATCGAACCATCAAACAGCAACCCACCCTGGCGACGTCTCATTCTGGTTGGACAGGAACGGCATGCAAGACCTGATCAGCGCGGGACGCTTCGCCGAGTACATCGCCACCAAACTGGAGCCAGCCCATGCTTAAGGACGACGAACGCCACGTGTACAACGAGCTCATACGAGCCGCCAAGAACGACGACCTGGCCCTGGTGGAGTGCATCGACGTCGAGACCAACGAACCCGTAGCCGTGTTGTGTCTTGTAAACCACGATGCGAACACCTATGACTTCCTGCCTGTTGCACAACTTGTAAGTAATCCTTACGAACGCTTCATCCCACCGTGCATTTGAAGTACATTCCCCCGTCACTTACTAACTAGGAGTTCCCATGCGCTACTCGCATATCCTTACATCCATCACGTCTCAGTTCCAAGCTGCTAACGGCCACAAGGTCGTCCCCTTCATCCTCGGTGCACCTGGCGGTGGCAAGTCCGCTTGCGCTCGAGAAGCCGTCCGAGCCCTGGGTATCCCCGACGAACGTGTCGTGGAGTTCACCGCGTCACTGCGTGACCCCGTCGATGTGCTGGGCACCCCGGACAACAAGGGCGAGTACACCCGTTGGACCCCACCCGAGGAGTTCTATCGCATCCGTGCCGGCCAAGGGCCTGCAGCACTCATTCTTGAGGAGTTGAGCGACGCGCCGATCCCCATGCAGAACGCGTTGTGTGGCGTGATCTACGACCGTAGGGCAGGTGCGCTGCAGCTGTCCGAGCAGCTGTACATCGTTGCAACGGGTAACCGTACCGAAGACAAATCCGGTGCCAACCGCATCACATCCAAGCTCGCAGGCCGTACGCGCCGCTTCGACTTCACCGAGAACGTAGACGACTGGACCGAGTGGGCACTCGACAACGACATCCGCACGGACCTGATCCAGTTCATTCGCTTCCGTCCCAACCTGCTCTCTGAGTTCGACCCCAACCGCTTCGCCAACCCCACGCCCCGCACCTGGGAGCGTGTCAACCTGATCCCCGAGGCACTGCCCGCCGATCTCTACTTCGATAACTGCGCAGGCGAGGTGGGCGAAGGCGCAGCTGCAGAGTACACCGGCTTCAAACGTATCTTCGAGGGCCTGCCCAACATCGACGCGCTGCTGCTCGATCCCAAGGGAGCCGACGTCCCCACCGACCCCGCGGTGCTCTATGCCCTGACGGGCGCACTCGCTCGCAAAGCGACCAAGGACAACTTCGACCGCATCACGGCCTTCACCAACCGACTCACCCCTGAGTTCGGTGTCATGTGCGTCAAGGACTCCATCAAGTACACGCCTGCCATCAAGTCCTCACGGGCTTTCGTGGAGTGGGCATCGACCAACGCAGAAGTGCTTATGTAAACAACGCAAGGAGAACATCATGATGGATCGTGTTAGCAAGCTCAGTGACAAAGCCATGCTGGTTAAGCTCACCACACGACGTGTGGGCCTGACCAAGAAAGACCAACACCTGACTGCGCAGCTGCAGTCGCAGGAGAACGACGCCTCGATCACCGTGCTCACCAAACTGTTCAAGGATAAGACCGGACCGATCCACAAGATCATGTCCCAGGTCAACGGCGTCTACGCATACCACAAGACCAACACCCTGCCCTACATCGACTCGGGTCCTCGCATCCTGCCCAACACCCTGTACTTCGAGTACACGCAGGAGGTGAAGCAACGCATCGCCGTGGTGGAGGCCCTGCTCGATAACTACATGCCGGTCTACGATCAACTGGTGGCCGAGGACATCGCCTATCGCAACTTCGGCAAGGCCGTTGGACGGGCGGACGCAAGCGAGTACCCCACTGCGGACAAGTTCCGATCCTCGATCTCGATGGACTTCAGGTTCCAACCCATGCCGGACTCGAGGCACTTCCTGTTTGACCTCAACGATGATGACCTGCAAGCCGTCGCACGGGCCGAGGAGGAGGCTGTCGCACAGGCCAACGCCGACACGGTCAACCGCATGCTCAAACCCCTGGGTGCCCTGGTTGAACGCCTCAAGGAGTACCAAGGCGAGAAAGGCGAACGCTTCCACAACGCTGTCATTGAGAACGTCTTGGAGGGTTGCTCGATGGCACGCAAGCTCGCACTGAACATGAACGACGGCCTGGCGCACGAGATCACTGCACTGGAGACCATGGCCAAGGGGTACCTCGATCACGTCGAGATCATCAAAGCATCCCCGCTTGCCCGTGATGAGGCACGCCGTCGGTTGGCCGAGGCGGCTGACAAGATGGCTGCATTCTTCTGACATGTGGAAGCGACGCATGCCGTCTGCGCCTTGGCGCAGCCAGACCATCGGGATCAACGTGGTGCACATGAAAAACGGGAAGGCCATCGTCAACATCTTCGTGGACGGGGCACCTCGTTCGACCATCAACACCGACTATCACCTCAGCGTCAACCAAGCACTGTTAATGGTGGCCGCTAACAACATACTCAATGAGGAACCTTATGAGACAAGTCAGTAAGCTCGATCGGGCCAAGGTGGCCATCGTCACGCAGCATCCGTTCTTCGCCTCCATCCTCTTGAAGCGCAAGCTCATCGAGGACACCACCATCCCCACTGCAGGCGTCGATCAGCGTGGGCAGATCTACTACAACCCCACCTTCGTTGAGTCCCTCTCGGTCGATCAGATCGTCTTTCTCATGTGCCACGAGATCGGTCACGTCATCGGTCAGCACGCGGCACGCCGCGGCGCTCGACACGCCAAGAAGTGGAACATCGCAGGCGACGCTTGGATCAACGACATGCTCAGGGATGCCAGTGTCGGTCAGTTCATCGAGGGCGGTGTCGATATGCCTGGCTCCAAGGACGTGACGGTGGACTCCATCTACAACGGCCTGCCTGATATGAAGGATGGCGACGGACCTGGGGGTATCGGGGACGACCTGCTCGATCGTGGCTCACCACTCACGCAAGACGACATCAGCCGCATCGAAGCCGAGGTGCGTGTGGAGATCGCCCAAGCAGCCCAGGCTGCGAAGATGCAAGGCAAGCTGCCCACCTCCCTGCAGAAGATCATCGCTGAACTGATCGAGCCGCGCACGCCGTGGTACGAGATCCTCGAGCGTTACATGGTCAACTTCACCAAGGGTGAATACAGCTGGGCTCGGCCTAACCGTCGTTTCCGCGACGTCTACCTGCCTTCGGTGGGCAAGGTCGCCAAGATGGGCGAAGTCGTGATCCAGGTCGATGTCTCGGGGTCCATCACCAAGCGTGAGCTCGACTACTACAACGGCCACCTGCAACGCATCATCGAGCAGTGCAACCCCGAGCGTGTACACGTCTTATACACGGACACCAGTGTGCGTAAGCACGAAGTCTTTGAGATCGGGGAGGAGTTCGGCCTCGAGTTCTACTCGGGTGGCGGCACCGACATGGAGGCTGGCTTTAAGTTCGTGGATGCCGAGGGTATCGAGCCCGATGCCTTTGTCTGTCTGACCGATGGCCACACGACGTTCCGCGCAAGTAGCAAGCCCACCTACCCTGTGATCTGGTGCATCAGCACCGACACCATCACCGCGCCTTACGGCGAAACCATCCACTTCGAAATGGAGTAATAGCATGTCCACCAAAGCAGATAAGTTTTACGCCACCGATGTTGAATCCCGAATTGAATCCCTCATTGAGATGTACCGCAAGCTGCTCCAACGCTGTCACTCAGCGCTGGCCAAAGACGCAGACCAAGAAGACAGAGATGAACTGCGCAAAGCCCTAACCAAACTCATTGCTTAACTGGAGAACTAACATGGCACTCGTTCGTATCACTCGCAAGCTCATCGAAGACGTCTCTACCACCTGCCACCGCATGCTCCAAGCGGAGTGCGAGCAAGACATCGGTCCGATCATCGCTACCTTCAACGGCCAACTCCACAACGACTTCATCGACCGCGTCACCTGGGGCGATCACCTGCACCTCAAATCCCTGATTCCCAACGACTGGCTGCGGTCTACCAGTTCGGTCTACCTGCGCTTCACCCTCAACGACAATCGACATATCAACGTGGAGTTCAGAGACCTGAACGTCTCGATGCGCCCCGGACTTAACTACACTTCCTACGATCCACCGAAGATCAACCTCGATAGCATGTACCACCTGCGCGAACAGTTCCCCGTCATTGACGAAATCTACAAGGCCGTCGATCAACAGACCCGCAAGCGTGACCTCGAGGCACGGTGGAAGAAGACAAGAGAGGATGTCCTGGCCTTCCTCGATAAGTGCAAGTCACTGAACGAAGCACTGAAGCTCTTCCCCGCAATTCGACTCTACATCCCCGCCCAGTATCTCGCTGAAGTTGATCGCAAGGTCGTGCGTGAGAAGGAAGAGCGTAAGGACTTGCTATCCGCCGAGACAGTCGAGGAGTTGACCGCTGCTGCCATGGCAGCACGTCTTGCAGGTATGGTGAAAGCGTGAAAAAGGAAGCAGAACGTCTAAACCGGAACATCTACATCCGCTCTGAAGGTACAAACGTGATGGACACATGGCGGCGCTTTGGGTATATACCTCCTAGCGAGCAGCCCGAGTACCAAGCCAAGTGGAGTGGGTACCAGTCACTACAACATCGCCGACACCAAGGACCTAACGATGCCTGACCTGAAAAGCGAACTTGCGAAACTCCAACAACTTCATTTCGATGACGAACCCACCTCAGTCAAGGCCGTCATCGTAGAGCGAGACATCACCGTGACCAACACCGGCAAAATCCTGCAGTTCATCAGCGACCACCCAGGCTCCACCCGAGCGCAGGTGTCGGAGGCGATGAAAGAGCGCTATGGGATCTCGCCCAACAACACGGGCTCGATGATGTCTCAGATGGAGAAGAAGGCCTTCGTCAGCGCCAAGGGTACGCCCAAGCGCTACTACCGTTCAACCAAGGAGTATCACCCAGACCCGGACAACAAGGCGCTGGCCGCTGCACGCCAACGACTGGCAGAGAAGAAGGCCGCGGGACTCATCAAGCCCAAGTCCAAGTATCACCCCGTCACGCCACTGCCTGCCGTTCAGCACTCATCGATGAGTCTGGTGGTGGATCAGATGCCGGTCGGCCAGGCCCGTCAGTTGTACGACGAGCTCAAGAAGATCTTCGGCGATAAGTCATGAAGGGGTTCGAATGGCTTGTGCAAAACACACCCGAGGTCAAGGAGGAGGCTCCGAAGAAGGCCGACAAACCGAAGGAGCCGCTTGTGCAGTGGACCGCACCGAATCGCAAGAAGTACAAGTGCCCCGACTGCGCAAGACAGGTCACCGCACTGAAGAAAACCATTCTTGGCCGCAGGCTCTGCTTGAAGTGCTTCAAGAAAAAGATCTGAAGGACAAGCACCCAAGCGGACTGCCCATGGCCATCTGGAACTGGCCATTCAAAACACCTGCAGAGCGAGCCAAAGTCATGGCATGGAACCGTAAACAGGAACGCAAGACCAAGCAAGACAACCTTAACAACCTAGGAGAAGCATTATGGTAAGCAGAGTTCAAGATGTACCCGCAGAAAGAGATCAACAACCGTTCATACGTTACCGCGGTTTGATGTGGCTCCCCCATTACAACAAGAAGGAACACTGGGTTGCACCCGGTGGAGAGACCAGAACCACCAACGAACTCCTCACACTCGGTGGACAGATTGAGTACACGATGTTGTGGCCCAGGTATTGGACGAGTAACACCACCTCCAGGGCCGTCGTATGAAGACGCATACCTTTACAGCGGATGACTTCGAGGTATTCAAAGCTAAGGTGCTGTCTCTCGTTGAGCAGATGGGTCTGACTGAGTGGCACCTTTCTATCAAGCATGAGCAGATCGGTGAACGTATTGCTGCACAGACTCAATACAACACTGTAGGCAAGAACGCATCGATACGGCTGACCCTCAACACGGAAGGCGATTACGGCATCGAGTGGGACCCAGAGAGACTCGCTTTGCACGAGGTGCTTCACCTACTACTAGCCGACTGGTGTGAGACGACTGCAAAACTTGGAAGCCCTATCCACGACCTCGTAATTGCTCAAGAACATGCCGTACTGAACCGCCTCATGAGGATCATCAAATGACACGAGACGACATTATCAAGATGGCGCGAGAGGCTGGTTTTAACCCAGTCTCATACACGGGCGCAAACCTCGAATTATTTGAACGCTTCGCCGCACTTGTTGCAGCACATGAGCGTGAGGCGTGTGCGAAGGTGGCAGACGAGCAGGCGCAGGACGAACCATACGGTCACGCAAAATTCAGGTGCGGCAATATCGCATCCGCCATCAGAGCAAGGGGTGAGAGATGAGGACACCCATGGTCTATTCAGCGACGGACATCAAGTGTTGGGATGTTTCTAAGCAATTGAAAAATGGCTTGTGGGCGCCAGCCAGACCAGAAAGCTGGTCTGGGATCAACATCAAAAAGCGCGTTACGGCTGCGTGGATGGTGTTTACCGGAAAGGCGGACGTGCTTGTGTGGGGTGAGCAATGACTCGCACTGAGATCCTGCGCATGGCGAACAACGTCGGCCTTGGTCGCCACACCGATCAAGTCAAGTGGTTAGTCCGTCAGATTCTCCGTAAACACAAACCGCTGACAAAAACCGAGCAGATGTATCTCAACCATCTTACTCAGCCTTACTCGCTCATTGAGCTATCAGAGCACTTTGGTTGCACAACAGAGGGCGCAAGGAAGCATCTAAAGGTCTTGATGTCAAAGGGATTGATCGAAAGAGAGTCGCGCTACAAGTGGGCAAACGGCAAGCGAGGCGCGTGGGCATGGTACTACCAAGCAAAGGACACTATATCGAAATGAATTCAACGCAAGAAGCGATTCTGCAGTTTCTCAAGCAGCGTCGTAACCCCGTCTCTGTCTACGATCTCGCGGCCAAGTTCAACATGTCCACCGACGGCATTCGGATGTCCATGAGGAGGCTTGCCAAAGCCAACCTGGTTCGCCCTGAGAAGCTCTATATCAAGCGCCCAGGGTTCAAGAGAGCCGCATGGAAGCTGCACTACAGCGCCGTGAAGCCGAAGACCGAGGAGACGGGACAGTACGACTTTCACAACCCATTTGGACTATGAGCATGAAGGAATACATCAGCGG